TGTGGAATGCGCGCCTCTGATGTAGATCTGGATAGCAGCGTAGAAGTTCCCCCATTGAGTCCATTCTGGTACTTGGCACGAAGCTCCGCGATACCGTTATCGATCTCGGACTGCTTGTAATTCAGCTTGTGCTTCTCCGCATCTATAACGACCATCGAATGCTTGACGGCTCTACAGATTTCATCCATTGTCGCGCCCTTGATCGTCATATCTGTGATCAGGTTGGAGGCTTTACCCATCTCGATGCCCTTTTCGCGCTTGGTCATCACCTTCATTCCATTGTATGCAGGATAGGATTCCTTGGGGTCGAAGTTCTTAAGCCCTTCAAGCGGTTGCGCCGTCTTGATCTTCACATTGTCCATCGGAATGACCAGCACCGTATCGCCATCAAAGTCCGCACCGGATAGCTGCTCAGCCACCTTGTGATTGATGCCGACTGCATCGACAGCGTTGCCAAGCAATGACCGCGCATCCTTCTGCTTATTATTGACCGTGAGGGTCGGGATTTCAAATATGCCGCCGTGTGGGAAACGAACGAGGGCAACCTTTTCGCCATCGCGATAGGAAGGGGCGTAAATATCTGTATCCTTCAATTGCGGAACGGGTAGAATAACCTTTGCCGCCTGACGCGGCAGTGCAGCCGCCTGCAAATGGGTCGCATCCGAATCACATTTGCCAGCGAATTCGTTCAAAAGCTTTGCACGAACAGTGGGATTGGTGAGCTTTGAAATATCGTCAAGCTCTTCTTTTGCCAAAGAATAGGATTCGTCGAGCTGTCGCTTTGCCAATGAGGGGTTCTGCTTGGACAAAAACTGAGAGGGCAAGTTTCGGCTCCATGTATCCCATGTGCCTTCTTCCGAAACGACGTTTAGCGCCGACAAATGCCTCTTTCCATCCTCACCAACATAATGCCTCTGGCATCGAATCAATTTATCAGCTTCGCGAATCGTTGCACCGAACGGATTATCAGGATCGTTCTTCATAGGTTTCAATACGCTCTTACCATCGGGATCCGAATTGATCATCGGCGTGCCCAGATGCTTGTTCGTATTGAACATAATATCGCATCCATCCGGAAGATTATCCGAATATACTGCCATGCCTTTCAGATAATGCGTTCCACCGACCGCAATTCGAACCTGTGCATACTTTGCATCGCCCAGCGAAATATCCGGAACGCCGCGCCGAAGTTCAATCACGCCATCCTTTTCCGCGCCGCCTTCTTCCGCGTATCGCACCTTTACGCGATCCGGGTCAATGGACACGGGCGGTTCCTTGGGTGTCAACGTTTTCCGATCTTCTGAATAAAAATCAAAGGGCGGTGTAATCTCGCCCTTATTCGCTACGACGTCCTTGAATTCGGTTCCCGGCTTACACAGCACCTTCAATGTAGTGTCCTTGCCGGTTCCCAGCTGCTCGAACTGCACATTGTTGAACAGCACATAGCCATCGTTCTGTAAATATTGAATTGCGTTCTTCAATCGGGTTCCGCTTATGCCAAGATATTGTTCCACACCAGCGCCTACATCGATATAGTTTCGATCGTCAACAGCCTCTTTGAGAACATCGGCATTCTTGCGGGTTTCGTTTCGCCGTTCCTGCATGACCGGATTCAGCAGCAGACGAACCGTGGATTCATTCTTACCCATCCGCCTAGCTATCGCGGACGTGCTCATGCCCTTGTCTCGCAGTTTCAGTGCCAGTGTGGTTTCATACCGCTTCATTTCGGCATTTGCCAGAGAGATTCGTTTTCGCATCTGTGCGGTGTTCATTTTCATCCCTTTGGCAATATCCACGTCGCGCATTCCCTGCCTTCGGCTGTCCCGAATAAATTTCAGGAAATTGGCGTCGTGCTGATAGGGGTTGTCGCCCGATCCCCAAGGATATCTTCCTGAATGTCTGGGCGTACCGTAGTGTTCCAAAGATGGATCGTCTGGCCGGTTCAGTTCATCGAAGTTCATGTGTTATACCTCCATTTTCATTTTTTCGATGCGCTCATCGAATACGACGATTTTCTGCATCACATCCTCGATTACTTCCGGTTCTGGATGGTGAATGAGTACCTCGTCATTCTGGTATATACGCAACTCCATACCAATCTTTGATGGTTTCATATCATATTCGAGGCAAAATAGTGCCGTATATATCTCTAATTGGCGCATCTTGGCGGGATTTTTACCCGTCTTCAGATCATGGATTCTCAAAAGGTTTCTTCTGAAGGATATGGCGTCTGCTGTTCCAAACGAATTGTAGGAATAAAATAGCGGTTGCTCCGGAGTCATTTTGTATCCAATCGCGTCGTTTACGTACAGGTTTAAAGTTTCCCTTCGAGCCGGAAGCTTTACGCCCATATTGATCAATCGCTTTGCCAGCTCATGAAGTTCAGTTCCTTTTTGAATCGCGACCCATCGCAAATATGCATCGTTCAATTGTTCATCATCGTAATTGAGCCATGAATATTTACTGGCGCATAGGAAGGCGTGGCTTCCTTCGATGTTTGAATGTTTGTTCCAATTCACTTAATACACGCTCCCTGTTTTCTGGAAATATAAAGGAGGCATAGGACATTTCATCCAGCCTCGAAATATACCAATCCTGATTCGGTTGATGATGTTCAGTTTCCGATCGCTTGCATTCCAGCATCGCCCAGCGATCGCCATATAGAATCAGCAGATCTGGAATGCCCTGAATATAACTTGAATCGTTCTTCAGTATGAAGCATCCCGGAAACCGTTCTTTCAGTTCCGCAATCAGATCGGACTGGAAACGATTCTCTCTGCGCATACAACAGCTCCTGAAAAAATAAAGTAAAAGTTCGCGGCATGAATGAGAAAAAAAATAAGAGGATGCGAACTGTTGAAAGTCACATCCTCTCTCTATTATAGTCCGTGTTTTTCCCGCGAGGTCAGACGCGCACAAATTGGCTCTCATTGAAGTTTTTCTTCTGTTTCAGCGCTCGTGCGATGGCCAGATCAATTGGCGCGGTCGATCGAATGCTGTAGTAATATAAATCTGTGAAAGGCGTGTTCAGACGATCGATTCTTCCGGCTGCCTGCGTGGTCATCCGATGTGAATAGCTCTGACTGAAAAATATAATCGCGTCGGTTTCGATGCAGTTCCATCCTTCCGCGCCTGCGGCATACTGAACTAGATACAGCCATCGGTCGGTTTTTGGAATAGGATCATGACTGTGCCCGTTCCACTGCGCAATATCGCCGCCGTTCAGCATCATCAGTTCTTCCAGTTCATAATCGAAATTATAAAACACGATCAGCTTCGGATGCTTCTGCCACAGGTTTTCAACCGCCGCAATCCGACTTGGGTCGGAATTGACGACCTTTCGAACCGTGTAGCACAATTCAGAAATATTCTCGATCGGCTCACGCGTGTACGGATTCCATCGATCCTTCCAAATGGCTTTGTACTCCTCGCGATTGTATTCCGCCTGAATGGAAATATAATGCGGAATCGTCTTCTTGTCAAAGGACATGGCGACTGTGATCTGTCTTCGAAGCCTTTCCAGATGCCCGCATTCCACATACCGATCCACTTTCGGATACTTCGAAAACCGACTGTAGATCGCGTGCCGCTTTAGAAACTCGGTTCGGTTTTTATAGAACCCATTTGCGAGAAACACTGGAATATAATCCATCCAGCTGTCGCCAGGCGTTGCAGAGAGCAATATCCATCGATGCTTTTTGGCGATCTTCAGAAACGATTTGACCCATGCGCCGGAACCGACCACGCGCTGTTCATCAAAAATATAAAACGTGTCATCCGGAAGGTCCTGATATTTTGCTATGTTATTCCACGAATCGATGGTCACTTTAACAGGATGGCAATTGAACATAGGTTGCGGAGAAATATGAAAACGAGCGAGTTCTTCTTCCCATTCATGCGTATCACGCTTTCGGGCGGTGGTGATGATCACGAGATCTTTCGGCGCAGTCATCGCGGTCAGTTCGCCATCATCCGTTATCGTTCCTCCGCATTCGAAAATATAATAGTACGCCAGCGAAGTGATACTTTTGCCGGTTCCGACCCCACCGCATAAGATGGAGCCGGAACGCAGCTTTTCGATCGCCTTTCGCTGGTGCGGAAATAAACGCACAGCCATGACAGTTTAGAACGGATTTTCTTCGTCTTCCTCTTCTTCATCCCCGCCGAAATACTTATCCTCATATGGATCGGTGACCAGTGTAACATACATGCTGTTCAAGTATGCCTTTACGCCGGTTCGACCATCGGGCATCGTCCAGCGATAGGGGCGAATCGTCATATCGATCGATTCAATATCCGCATAATCAAGTTCAGAAATGGTTTCTTCGGTCAGTTCGATCTTGTTGCGTCCGCGAATCACCACGACCCTCGGAGGGCGGAACTTGAAGCTTACGTTTACCGCCATCAGGTACAGCGGATCACCGCCTTCTTCGCGCGGAGGACGTTCGCGAACACGAAAGCCTTCCATCTGGAACATCTCCGCATCTTCGGGCCGGAGGATCAGGTTGAAGTTACGATTGCCAGCGTTGTTGTACTGACGGGCTTCACCGGCAAAGTTGCGATAGGTAATGTGTGCGTTGTCAATTTTGAAAATATGATTATTATTCATTTAATTATTCTCCTTTTGATTCGTAATTGATAATTTCGTTCAATGCGCTGTCAATTCGCGCAAGGACATTCTCATTGTTAAACAGTGAATGATGCCAGAGTGCGAGAACCATATCGCCAAACATTGGATCCATTCCAAAAGCGTCCACAACTTCGATTCCACTAATTCTGGCATCTTCACTTATTTGACAGATTTCGTGGTTCCGCATCGCTCGCCGAATATACCATTGCGCTTTCTTTAGATCTTCCAACGGGTCATTCGTTTTACGTCCGGCACGGCAAATATACTTAAGCGCATTGCCAAGACTAAAACCAAGCCCCCAATCTTCGATCACATCGATTACTTCAATTCCACCAGAATTATAGTGTGCAGGATGATCTACTGTTTCCATCAGAAAGGATCACACCCCCTTACTTTTTTATCGTAGAGGTAATGGGAACACGTCACGTCGATGGACACGATGCTACCGAGATTCAGTTCAGTTGTCTTCTGCATTTCGGAAATGCGATTTTCGAGATCAGATATAAAGTTGGGGTAAGCCTCCGAATAGCGACAGACGTCTTTGTGGCCGCAATTGTTGCAGCGTACCTTGGCGTTGAGCCTGTTTTCTTCCATTTTCATTTCTCCCTCTCTTCAAATTTCACCGGCTTGTGCGAGTACTCGTTCACCGGATAGCTCAGGCACTCGTCGCACGGATCCTGCGCTTCATCCAGCTTCTGATACTTGCACTTCTGGCAGTACACATTGAAATATACTTCCTTTTCTCTTCCGTCCATTACTTTGCTCCTTCCACTTTGTAATTCAGTTCACATCGTCCATCCAGATATCGATCGCATTCAAAACAGGTTTTCACCTTGCGATCTCCGCAAGGCGGAAGCCAATCCGGACTTCCAGCCCCACTCACAAACATTTCGAAATCGCCGTATTTTGAAATATCTTCTACTGCCTGATCTACGAGCGCGCGGTAGTAACTTCGATCAACATGCTCTTCGAGTCCCATCTGCTTCACATACTCATATTCAAGCCAGCGATAGCCCTTCGCGCCAGTGGCATAGCAATATTTCGGAAGTTCCTTATCATAGCCAAGTTCGTGTTCCTCTTCATCGGTCATCCATGTGATTCCCCTGATTTTTCTGCGTTCTTCGAGGGAAGGACGCTTTCCCGTGAATTCACGCATCAGTTCGCCGCCGCCATGTCCCGGCATGATGGGGCAGAACAATCCCGCTTTTCCGATGAAGTGATAATCATGCTCACCTTCTGGAAGCTTTTCATTCATGTCCAAATATAGAGCAGACGTGACTGTTTTAGTTTCTGCCATATCCAGAATATCAATGGGTTCGCCAGAGAACAAGGTTTTGAATACGTACGGCTGAGCAAACTGTGCACCGGTCGCCGTCCATTCACCATCGTGTTTTCCGCCTTTGTACTTCGCAATATAGACGGCGTCATTCACGAGGCACATACGATCGTAGGTTGCTTCGTGTTCGAAGTTGTAGCCGTAAAGTTTGCCGTATTCCTGTACAAAAGCGATGATGTCCGGAGTTGCATCGGGGATCTTGATTGAATCGGTCTTGATGTGCGCTACCGTAAAGCCGCGCGCCTGCACTTCATGCTTCAGATTCACCATGAACAGAGCGCCGCGCTTCGCCACAATGTTGTCCTTGTTTCGAATATCACGGAACGGGTTATCAAACTTCGCGCTGGTCAGACCATATACGGAATTGATCGCGATCTTCAGTGCCTGCGCCAAATCCTTCGCCGCGCCTTCATCATTCAAATATGGGGCGAGCTTGCCATCCAGCATGGTTCGCGCTCGATCGAACTCGCCATGTTTGATTGCGATTCGGGCTTGCAGAATATCATTGAAGCGCTGTGTATAAACGGGGCCGAACAGTTCCTCGGCTACAATGGAGCTTGGGTGCATGGATGCAATATCCAGAAGGGCAACGTTGAAATGCATTCCGGGTTCAGCATACACATAGCCGCCTTCGCCGACCTCTTCTCCGCGGTAGATTGATTTGCCCGCGTCAAATGTGTATCCGGGAAATATCGGCCTGCTGCCTTCGAATACAGTAAAATTCGTATCCGTTCCGGGAATAACCGTGTATGTTTCAACTTCGTTCTTCTGCGTTCCCATAAAACGATAGTTGAACTGGCTCTGTGGTTTGCGATCATTGCCGAATATAATTCTGGTTGTAAGGCTGTTGGTAGTATCGTTCACGGTCATGCCTGCAACTGCCGCCAGAATCTGTCGCGCAGTCCAGTCTGCTTTTCTCGCGTGGAATGTGGCTTCGGTAGCGATTACGTCGTTATCGCAATATTCGGCAACCTTGATCCACAGTGATTCATCCACCGGCTGATCCCATGGTAACCCCAATTCCTGATGGTGGATGCCAAGCTCTATTTCGAACTTTTTCAGACTCTGCTTCTTACTGGAAAAATCATACACGTCGGTATAGGAAAGATTATACGCTTCGCCAAACATCGCATTCCTATCGCCGGATACGATCTTCTGGGACAGGTTGTACAACTGTTCATTCGTATAACCAAGATACCGCCCATACAGAATATGATTATCGTACCGCCGACAATTAAAGCCGACCAGCTTATAATGAAACAGCTCGCCGACTTCTTCAGGTTTTGGATTGATCATGCGAACGCACTTCGTTCCATCACCATCAAATTTCCAGTTGATCAGAAACAGATTCGGGAATACCTCGACATCGTAGAACACCAATCGATCGTCCTTGTATTTTCCTTCGGGCGAAGCGCGCGATTCAAAATCCTTGGATTGGAAATGCATCTTGCCAACTAGCTTTATACATGCGTCCGCCTGATTAGTTGATCCGGAGGCAAAAGCAAATATCTTTGCGCGCATATCACTCACGTCATAATGCAGGTCGGATTTATATGCATCCTCGAGAAGCTTGAATATGAAGTCCACGCTTGGCTTAGTAGCAGGGTGAATATCTTTCTTCAAATTTCGACTGATCAACTCACGTAATTTTCGTTCACTTTTTACTGCTTCAAAATCAATCACTTTTTCTCCTTTCAGTGGAAGTCCGGATGAAATATGCGCTATTGGCAGATCATTACACTTTGATAGCTTTCGCCTAAGTGAGCTGTTACCAGTAAACACCTTTATTTCGATTCCCTCGGAATATACACGCTGAAGTTTCGTTGCATCGCCATCAAAAATATAATGCAAGTGAACACCAGCACCGGATTTACTAAATTCAGCATAAGTTGGCGGAAATTTAGCTGCCGCTTCGAGATTTAGTTTTTCATCCTTTTCTCCACGTTCATTCTTCAGATCGAAGTCAATCACGATATGGTTTTTTGGGAGCCGCACATAATGCACTTTTGATGTATCAATGTCCGAAAGCTTCGATTTCACATTTACCCATTTCTGATTCGGGATTCCGTCCTCGTTTCCATACTGCGCAGGGCAATCCTTCAGAATATCATCCAGCGACGATTTCGTGCAGTTCATATCCACCCAGCTGGTCGTATCCAAAGTATCCGCAACTTCCTTCGCTTCTCCGATAATGAACTTTTCCTTACGAAACCCGCGATACAGGCTTCGAATATCTGTTCCGTTCAGCTTCGCGCGCTCGAAGAATTCGCTGAAGTATTCCTTGAGCTCGGTTCGGAACTTATACATCGGCAACTTAAACTCGACCAGCGCTTCTTCGCAGTATTCTTTGTAGATCGAATATGCACGCTTGAGCGAAACTTCGTCTTCACGAGCAAATTCATCGTAGCAAGATTCCACGAAGTTGTAGAACACATCCGTTTCATACATCATTTCGAACGGGCGATAGTCCGAATAGTAATTCTTACCCATCGCTAAATATACTTGCTGACAGTGCCATGCGATCGCACCTAGTTCGAATGGAATCTTTTCCATCAGAGCATGGTAACGCTTCGGTGGAAGCTTATTGCCGCTGGGCTTCACGTCGATCAATCTCCGGATGATTCCACTCTTTGCATCTGTGATCTTCACGGGCCGATTGGTTGCCATGAAAAGAAAACAGTTCATTCGAGCTGTATAGCTGGATTTGAACTTTTCGTTGATGACCATTTCTTCGTGAGATATGATGGAATTGAGTTTGGAATTATCTTCGATTCTAGAAAGATCGCCGTCATGCTGAATGGCTACTAGAGGATTGCTCTTGAATACTTCGGTCGAGAAGCTGTTGCTAGAAGAGGTAAGTGCCTTGGCTTCAAACATCGTGTAATAACCTTCGAAGAGCTGCTGTATAATATTCAGAATAGTGCTCTTACCTGCACCGGCTTCACCATACAACACAAGGAACTTCTGAATATCCTTCGAATTGCCGGTCACAATTGAACCAATAGCCCATTCGATCTTCGCTCGTTCTTCTTTGGAATATAATGTTCCGATGATCTCATTATAAGCATCGATGGTTCCTTCTTCGAGAGCGTATGGAAGGCGCTTGGAAATATAATCCGTCTTGCGTATCTTGCTGTTTGCAAACGCCAGCTTTGTATCCAACGTGTGGTTGCTGTCAGGAACCTGAGTCAAGTATTTCTTGAATTCCTTCCAGCTGTTCGAGGAATATGCTCGCATTGATTTCACACTTATGTTTCCACTTCGCTCATCCTTCACCTTCTCGAAATATGCAAACAGATCTTCGTCCACCATTCGCTGAACGTCATATTCATCCGTCGACCAAATTCCGTTCGCATCGTCCCATACGGCATAGAATGCCTTACCTCGAACCATCAAATCTCTCGAACGACAAACCAGAAAATCGGGATAGATTTCGATCGAATCCTTCTTAAGGCTCCTTTCTCTAATCTGGTAAAAATCCATTTAATGAATTCTCCTCTCAAAAACGTCATTTTTTGTTCGGCGTCAAAATGTCAAAAATTTTGTCGTTTTCAACTCTTTTTAATATACTATGTTTTTCTCCACACTAATTAAGTAAAAAAAATGGAAAAATGACGCCAAAGCCCGAAAACCCCTGAAAATACGGGGTTTTTGCGGCGTCGTTTTTGTTTTAAAAATGACGCCGAGCGTCAAAAAAATGACGCTTTTTTCACGACCACTCAAAAAGTTAACAATTTCTTAACATCAAAAATGACGCCGCGCGTCGTTTCCGCGTCGTTTTTGACGCCCACTTTTTCACGAATTTTTGTCCGTACAAGCGTCAGAACCCTCCTTAAAAATGTCGATCCCGGTTAAAAAAGCGCTCCAATATTTCAATGATAATGCCCAACACAATCTTCAATCCGATGCAACCGACAATCGTCCAGCAGAGCCATGTCGCCGCCGTAAAGAACGCCTCCATCATTCGTCTGTACCTCCATCGGTATCTAAGAAATTGATCGGTGACTGACTTGGAAACGGAAGAATTTCGGCATGAGATTCGGGCTCCGGAACATCATCCAAATCCACATACTCGACTTCAACAACGCCCCTTTCCACCAGATCGTTCATCAACAAATTGAACACCGAATCCAGAGAGTCCATACGGTTATCAGCATCCTCCGAAGCATTATAGAGCCACGATATACTTTCGTCGATAGAATCTAAGTGATCATTCATCTTTTGAATATCATCCGCCTTCAGATTATCGAAGCTTCTCGACAGTTCCTCAATATCCCCATCCAGATCAACAATCTTATCGCCCAAACGGCTCAAACTCCTATTAATAGAAGCTATATCGTCTCGTTCTATTCCCGCCAAATCTTCAATGCGCTTTTTCGAATATGAACGATCATTCTCCTGCTTCCGTACAAGATAGATCGTCACCACGGTATATGCGATAATCCAAAATGCCAGTAAAACGAACAGCCAGATCGGCATTGAAATATAACTCATCTAAAAATCTCCTCCTCAATGTAACATTCGTCTTCATAACCATCAATCCACGGTGCTTCCATTACGCTTCTTATGATTTCATCAATGCTATCTGCGCGTCCCTCATGTGTATCAAGATCAAACATTTTAACCATTTCAATTCATTCCTTTTAAATTCTAATATGGAAAATTCTCCTGCAAATATGCATTCATCTGATACCAGATTTCTACATCCCTCTGATCTCTGTCCGGCCAATGCAGCGGGAACAGACCTCCATCGCCGGAATATCCATAATCGCGATCGATGAATCGCTTGATCAGATCCTTGACGTCCGTAGACGAATAATGCGCATCGTCGTACACATCCAATCCGAGATTGGCGATCATCTCCCAAAAATATCGCGCCGTGTAATCATGTTCGTCTGGATCATTGCCGGAAAGCTCATAATTCATTCGTCTGGCCAATGCAATCAGCATTTCAAGCATCGAACACGGCGTATCATCTGCAAAATATCCACGATTCTCGGTTTCATACTCAAACCGCAAATTTACGCCATCCATACAGCGGTTAATATCGTTCGGAATCAGAACACCGAACTCTGCCTTTGATAGATCAAGCATTAAAATATCATAGGTTACAGGCGAGTATTTGTCTTCGACAATATCACACAGCCAAGCAAAGTAATCCTGTTTCATTATTTCACCTCCTTTAGAAAAAATAAGAAGCCCTGCGTTTGCAGAGCCTCTCATTACGACCACTAACGATTCTTCTTGTACTTAAAATAGTCCCACACTACGCCGATAATTCCAGCAATAAGTAAAGACACACCGCTCGTGATTGCACCAGCGTTAAATCCCGCATTACGCTCCTCTTCTAGCGTTTTTCGAAAATCTCCAGCACTAATCTTGAGCTCTTCCGTGTCTCCTACTACTCGTTCGCCATCCATCAGTCTAATACGTGCCATTTTTAAATCCTCCTAAGAATTTTATTGGTCTCCCATTATAGACTGTGTTTTTCATGCGATTAGTAATCCAATCCTCTTACGAACGAATCCAAATACCCACTTGAGCCCTGATCAATGATCACTTCGTAATTCGTATCGTGAGCGTCATTGTGAACATAAATATACTCGTCCGTACAAGTCGGTAGCGCATCGGCGACCATTGACCCAAGCAGTCCCGCAACGTCCGAAATTAGTTCTCCGCGCTCGTCCAGAAGCATTTCATCGCCCTGATAGAATGTGATTGAAGTCAGTTCTGAGTCCGAAAATTCATCTTCGAGCTCTTTTTCGTCGATTTCGAATGGCGGACGGCATGGGTCATCGGGGTCTCGCGAACCTCCATCATAAAAATCTGATTCTGGATCGTCAATATCTTCGTCATCTTCCGGATATTCCCGATCTCCGAAGTGTTCGTCGAAGTCTGGATCGCTGTATTTCTTACTCAGTTCGTCCAGTTCCGGCTTAATATCAGTCAAATTATGACTAAATTGTGACTTAATTGTGACATCTGCCTTTTCGGAATACTTTTCGATAGTTTCGGTGAGCTTTTTCCGCACTTTTTCGCGCTCATTATGCAGTTTTTCGTTCTCCGATTCGAGTTTTTCTCGCCATTCGGCGAATTCATTGGTTAATTTTTTGTTAACCAGATATCCACCGGCGATCGCCCCGCTGAGAAACGAAGCGATCGACACCAAAATGCTAAAAGTATTCATCTTTTTCATCCTTTCAAACCTCACATATGCTTTTTCTTGCGGTATTTCAGCGTTTCGGTGAACTTTTCGATATTTCCGTCCGCCATAAGCTGATCGTAAATATACATGATCGGGCCGTCCACATTGAAATCCAGTAGAATTGCTTCTTCATAGCCATTGATAAAGCGCCGTGTTGCCGGATTGGTGCTGGCCAAGCCGAAGTCTACAAAGCTGTCACCCATGCCATCGACCCATCCAACGAACTGACCGACACTGGAACCATCAAAACCAAGCTGATAATACACTTCGTTCAGGAACAAATATCCATCCGTATGAAGCTTATCATTGCAATAATTCTGAACGCCCTTCAGAAACATCATACTGGATTGCGGCGTCGTTCCAAAATTATCATTGCCAGCGTCAAACATGCGCGCATACGGCGAAATATTGTTCGTATCCTGAACCTCGATTTCGAACGGCTCACCGGGATTATCCGGATCGGTCATGTCCACCATGGTCACTTTTTTGCGTCCGTACATATACTCTCGATCCGCATCCTCGCCCTGCTTCTCCACAACGCGCTTGCGATACTGCATAAAGCTTTCGTTAAGCGCCATATACGCCGCTGCAAGGGCCGCATTCTCTTTCCGAAGGATCTTGTGCCCGCCGATAATGAACGCCACAGAAAGGGCTCCTAAGCCCGCAGGAAGCGCGTACAGGCGCACAATATCCACGCCCGAACGAGCGTATACCTTCACGAGATCGCTCTTCATGGCCTTCTCAGGATAAATATCCGGCGATTCAGCATTCGTCTTGTGAATCGTATCGATCTTTTCTTTCGCCTCATCGGCAACCTTGCCAAGCTTCGTCGTCTGTACACAAGCCAAAACCACGCAGCCCACGCCAAATACGATGCCAGCTCCGGTTGCGATTTCCGGACTGTAATGCTTCAGCTTCAGCGCCGTTTTGGCAAATTTACGCGTAGCAAATTTCTTAATTGGTGCGAGATTCAATTTCATACCTAAAACTCCTTTACAAAAATATAGAGGAAGTCGCCCAAACGGGTTTCTTCCTCTTCATGCTTATACGTGTTTTTTATGCGGCTCGCTTCCCCGGCTTACCGAGAATCCACTTGCGCCAGTTGCGTGCGAAGAACGACTTCGGCTTTTCGTTTTCGCTGTCGGCCTTATAATATCCCTTCTTGTTGATGTGGGAGATACCGGCTTTCTTCATGTTGGCTCGCGCCATGCTACGCTTGTACTTTCTCATCTGATTACCCTCCTTAAAATATCGCTCCAATGGCAATTCGCCATTTTATCATGCTGGTAGCACATGCCTTCTGCAAGGCAGCCTTCGCACTCACAGCGTCTAGCCACCTTGCAGTAAAACAGCACCCAGATTGCAAACGTCCGATCGTCCATCAGTCGATCACGACCGGCTTTGGCAGCTTGAGCAAATATCCTTCGCGAATGCGTTCCACGGATGCGCTTGACAGATCATACCATCCGTATTTGTCCTTGGTATAATCCGTCTTCTTACCGGCGTAGGCATACAGCTCTTTTACGGTAATGCTGTCGTATTCTTCGATGTAATCGATCGCGTTGGACAGCACCTCTTCCGCATCGCCTCTGGTGTCAAATATCAAATTGTCCACCTGTGGCTTCGAAGACAGGTTGAACGGTGCATCGTCATCGCGGCTTCTGTGCCTTGGACGATCGTCGTAATAGCTGTCGTAGCTTCGATATACGCGAGAAGAACCTCGATCCCGATAGGTTCGACTGCCGCGTCTGTCTCCATATAAAAGCCCGTCAATCAATCCTTTGGTCATATCCGAAAGCGTATCCTTAGCTGCCGGAATCAGAATATCGAACAGCACGGATCGCTTTACGGTTTCCAGATCGGAGCTCAGAAACGTTTCACTGAATTTTTCCCCGATGCCTTTTTTCTTCGTAACCACCTTGCCTTTGGCTACCGGCTGAATATCTCCGCGCGCGGCAGACTGTTTTTTTCGGGCCTTTTCTGTGAATGAATTGCCCGGAAGCTTATCAAAATCTACATCAGCCATTCTCTTCGGCCTCCGTTTTCTCATCTTCGGTGTTTTCCGTCATCAGTTTCTGAACTGTCTGTACACCATCCCAAATATCATCGATGTTCTTGCAGATGTACTTATCAGCCGCATCGCCTACCATCATTCCAAGAACGCTGGAACCAAGCACAACCGCAAGTCTTTGCGGCAGATTCATCTTGCTGGTATCCACGGCATTTTTTACCACGTTACCGACGATTGTCGAAGCGCCCAAACCAGCTATTGCGCCAAGTCCGAATTTAATCCATTTAATCGCGTTGTTCATTTTTGTCGCCCTCTCTTTTCTTTTTAATATCATCCAGATTCATAAGAATGGAGATTAACATTATCCACTCAATTGCGGTCATTCCATAAATAAGGTTTTCTTTTTTCTCCTCATCTTTCTCTTGACCACCATTATAAGGAATGAAACAATTGCATTTAGTGTGCGTCATCGTCACTGTCCTTGATTTCACACCTGCATGATGGTTGAAATGGAAACCCTACACCGACATGCTGATTTGTTTCCTTTGCGTCGGATTTGTAGTAACTGTCCTTGAAATTATGGACGATTTTTCTGACCCGCGTGCTGTTCCCATAGACCTTCTTCGCCAATGCAGCGGTAAATCCATGATACATGTCGAATGATTCTCCGTTCATCGTTTTGACGACTGTCTTCGTACCATCTCCCCAGAATACAATTGTAGCTGGCGGGTTGAAGATGATCTTTTTTACATCAACGGAGGTCATTGCCGTATTGCGATCTTCTTGGCGAAAACCATATGTCTGTCGAATAGCATTAGCTATCAGATCGTGTACTCTGGGCGTGATGCGATCCGTATCAAGCAGGTTGTCAATCAAACGATGCATATTATTGTAGTCGGTTACATCCATGTTCATTTATCCCTCCCATAGAAATAATTATTCGTAATGTTGATTGTGCTGAACTGACTGGTCGGCTTCGGCTTGGCCGAGAATGTCGCTATTCCGGCAATTAGACCGACTAACGTCAGTACAAGTGGTAGAATATCATTGGCTTGCTGCTTCACTTGCTCAATTGCGCCCTCGGAAGCCGACTTCCCGAGTTTCTTGCCGAGCTTATCAATCCATTTCATACTGTCATTACCAACTCTCGCTGCATCTCGTCTGTTTTATACTTCAAGATTTCGTACACACCCATTATCGAAGCAGATTTTTTCGCCCAGAATGCGTGTCCTGGAACAATTATCAAATCTTCTGGTAACGAGTTCAAGTGCGCGTTCATCGAATCGAATGCTTTTTCCCACGTGGTGAATATACCTCTGATTTGAGATAGGCACCATTTTTTGTCAAACAATTCCAACCGCAGTACGTAAACATCCATCTAATAATCCCCCTTAAAACGCATGAAAAAGATGAGGTACTAAGTTTCCTTAATACCTCGTCCTTCGTAAACCATTATTCTTCTTCGTCTTCAGATTCCTCATCGTCCTCCGGTGCTTCCAGAAGCGGCGTATCATCTTCGTCATCCTTGCCGAATGCACACTTCAATACGACCAGAGTTGCCGCCAAAAGCCCAGCACCAGCTCCGATAATCCACTTTTTATTTTTCTTCCAGAATTTCTTAGCTTTGCCGTCCTCCTTAACGGTCACCTTGATGTTGTCGTTTGTGTTCTCGTTTTCATTAACGAATTCAGTTTCCACAACCTTCTGTTCTACCTTAGTTTCCATGATAAAATCCTCCTAAAATTTTTATTGGTCTCCATTATAGAGCGTGTTTTTTCTGCGAATTACAGCTTGTAATAGTCCTTCACCGGAGCAAACGGAAATTCGATAATGCATCCGGTTTCGCCATTTGAAAGCTTACCCATTCGATGATTGAAGTCGATCCAGTAGATTTCGTCATCGATAATCCAGCCAATATCCTTATCTTCCTCATCGTAGTGCAATCCAAGGAAATCATAGAATTCAGATACGGCCGCTTCTCCGCCCAAAACGAAGTTTCGATTCAGATGGTACTCTGCTTCGATCACCTTGCTAAGCGTGCTTTCGAATATAATGCCGCCTGCCTGCTCCTGAAACAGCATTGGCTTCTGCGGATCCGGAATATCCAGCGAGCAGTTACCTACGGCTGTGTATCCGGTCATGGTCACATGCTTGCACTGCTCAACAGCAATCTGTTCGTCGATGCGAACCGCCTCTTCTTCGTCGTATCGTTCGGCTACCGCACGTCTGTACTCTCCGTAGGACTGCGCCAAAGCCAATTGTCCAGCCAGTAGCGCCGCCTGCTGCTTCTTATTCAGAATACAGGATGCTACGATGGAGCCGATCGTAAAAGTGCCAATGACGATGGCTGGAAGATAGGATTTTATTTTCTCTTTCCGAATATCTTCCTCGGGTAAATCAGGAACGAGAAGCCGCACACTTGTCATTTTCGCGCCAGCCCTCGCGCTTGCAACACCCGTTCCGACCACACCGGCACAGCTCAGTCCGGATAGGATGATTGGTGCGCTCTTTCGTATCAGTCGTTTGAGGTTCATTCGTTGCTGCTCCTTTTTAGTTTTTCAAATTCATCGAGGGTAATTTCCTGCATACCCGGTCTGTCTTCGGATTCGGTGAATACACGATTTACATCCACTTTGTCTCCCTCCGGCGTCTGGATATAATGAATATACACCGTGTCATAATCGCCGTTGCGCGCATCGAACAGGAATTCTTCGGCGTAGACCTTGAACGGTCGATTCGGCGGGCAATACGGCATGGTGATGGGATACAAATCATCGACAATGCTGGTCGCTAATCTGCTGTAATAGGTGCATTCAGGGTTATTCATGTTCACTCCGCAGACGCGCTCATTGTCACTGTATATGATGGTGCCATCAGGATAGACACGTTTCCAAAAACAGGTCATTCGATTGCATTGATAGAGTCTGTTTTGGTCATCTTCCCGCTTCCAAAATTTCTCCGTCCATACATCCTCCGTATCTTCGATCGGAGTGAGTGTCTGATGCTTAATCAGTCGATCGAGGATATTCCGCGTAACGCTGATGCTCATACCGGAATGCCCGTCGTCGCAGAGCGATTCGTAGGCCTTGAGCGCGCTTTCGAAGCAGTTCTTTACGTATTCGTAGCCGATACCAATGCTCTCATCATCAACGGATGCTTCTCGTTCAAGTGCAAGACGCACTTCGTTTTTAGCCCATTCCATGTTGCTCATTTAAAAAACCTTCTTTCTCAGAAAAATATACTCAGAATAACCTTGACGGTCACCGCGATCACGATGGCCGTCCCACACAGTATCGATACATTCCAGAATATCCGCTTGGATCTTGCCGCCACCGGTCTGCGGGGACGGTTCTCGTAATCAGAGTACATTTATTATCCCTCCATATACTCAGTGATGACCATCTTCATGAGTCTGCTTACCGGATACACCACGATCGCGTCTTTCATCGTGATGCAGATAAGCGCTCCATCATTTACGTAGTCGATCTTCTCGACAGCTTTATAATTAACTATGTCATCGGTATCGAGTTCGATTCTTACGTTAGCAAAGACCTTCATATTCATTCTCCTGTCAAATATCATTTACCAGTTGTTGCTGAACGGCTCACTTTCGTAGCCGATTACAAGACAAGGTCGTCCGTCATCTGCGATCTGCGATGAGAACACGAACCGAAGCGGATGATCCGGATTCCAGCCAATATAGCGCCCGAGATCAATATCCTTCAGCCCCAGTTCGTAGTAAACATCGTTTAGCGTCGCCCACATTTCGCTCAATATCTGGCGATTGATCGTGTTCTCCACGCGCCGAACCATTTCGTAGTCCGACAGGAAATATCGTCCGGACAGGGTATCGTAGCATAGACTCTGTCCTTTTCCGGTGATATGAACTTCCCGATCTCCGATTGGATTGGCTCGAAGCGTATCCGCGGCGATCTCATCGCGGACTTCTTTTTCCTTCTTATCGCCGATCTTTTCGATCACTTTCTCCTGATACTGCTTGAGCGCCATCTCGCTCGCGGAATATAAACTTGCCAGCACGGCGTTCCGCTTTGAACTGATCTTGTTCGCGCCGATAATGCAGCCGATTGTTACGCACGCCATCAGTCCAGTCGGAATATAAACCGGAGCGACAGCCTTGACGAGCTCCGCCTTCGGAATCGGTTCATCTCCGTATTCGCCCTTTAGCTTATCGATGATCAATTCCGCCTTCGGCGTCGCTCGAACAGCGAATACTACCGTGCTGAGTACGCCAGTGCACGATAGCGCCGTAAGAATCGTTGGGGAATGCTTTACGATTTTTGCGCCCGTTTTTCGGGCAAGGTTTCGAATGCTCATTGTTCATTACCTCCTGTTCATGCATACCACTTTGGCGTGTAGCGGAAAATATGAGCGCCTTCGCCATAACCAAGAGATTCAAGAACATCCACCATCAATGCGTCCATGCGACAGTGTCTGGTTTCGAAGTCGCTTTCATAATGTTCGCAAATACTCTGCATCGTTTCTGCAAATTCTTCCGGGGTCATGATTTCATTCTCCATACCAAATACCACCTTTCAAAAATATAGAGGACTGCGTATGTACAACGTTTAGTCCTCTTCGTTCTTAGCCGTGTTTTTCTCGCGAATATCCTTTGCTGTCTTTTCTGCGGCAGTTCCAATCGCGAGAAGTACCTTGCCCATATACTCCATGCGTGTCTGATACTTTGCGCGGAGCACACCCTTTACGATGCCGATAACAAACGGCGTAAGAACAATCAGCAGGCCAATCAATTCAGCGAGTGTAATGATGTAAGCATGAAAATCCATAGTAATTCCTCCTGTTATTTTACAATTTCGATATCCGGCAGAATATGGGGGTTGAAATACATCTTGTAATGATACGGATCAGAGTACGTTCCCGTGATATCCTCGACCACGTACAGGGTGTAAGCGTTCAGGTAAACATAGTTTTTCTTGTACGTATTTGGGCCGGTCTTGACAGTTACAACCAATTCCCGCGTATCATTATTACTGATCGACATATAGCCTTCCGCGACCAGAATAATGTTGTCCGTTCTGGCGTTGTACACAGTAATCTTGCGCAGGCTTTCGAAATAGTCCGCCTGTTTGCTGATATTACGGTTTACCTTCGTTGCCTCCGATTCGCATCCGCAAAGCAAAATCGCAGTCAGAATCAGAATCAATGCTAACGCTGCGATGATTGCGATTGTCTTTTTCATAATAATTTCTCCTTATAACAGTAGCAAAATGAGTCCGATGAGTGTAAGAGCCAATCCAATCAACAGGACGTAGCCCAAGAACTTCAGTGAAAATATCGCCATAGCAATGATCAGAATGATCAGCGCCAATGAAATGAGTATCATTTTTTCCTCCTTTTAATCGCCTTTCTCCTTATCCTCTAAACGCTTAGCCCAGCGATGGTACTTTTCGTAGATGAGCGGGTAACTAGGTTCAATTATCAACGTCTGTGCCACGCCGATAACATCCGAATATTCTTCAAGTAATTTTTTCCACGCGGTTTCCTCGTTCACCGGTGTAGGATTCTCGTCGCGCAGTATTCGCGCGTACTTCGATGCGGCGGCAGCCAGCTCGGAGGCTTCCTCGGCCAGTAGCTCAATGCGGGAAACCCGGCTTGTCCTGCGCTTGATCTCGGCAAAATCCGTGTAATTTACTTTCTCCTCCGTGCCATAGGCAATGAGTTTTTTGTCGCCATTCATTGCGATTTTAATGTTTCCCATAATCTTTCCTCCGGTTTGCTATATTGCGTCTCCTGATGGCTTTTCTTCTGAGTCGCCAGCGCTTGCATGGCCCTAAATAGAGCCTGTCCATCAGTTTTTCGTTTATCTTCGCCGATAGAGTGATTTCCATTTCCGGAAATGGTACAGAAAATCCAGGATCAATTGAATCTCCATCTTCTGAAATAGTCTCAAAGAACTCGCGATCATTGGAAATTTCGCCTATCGGCTTTCCGTCTATATACATGATTACGCTTCCTAAATCAAGTGCTGGTCCCATCAAATATAACCTCCCAATTCGTGTTGCTTTGTAATGTCGCTATAAGGACAGCTTCCATCCGATGGAATATCATCTGGAGGAGCGATTGCACATAGCGCTTTTCGAAGCGAACATGCTCGTTCCTCGGATGGACTTGCCAAACAGATAGCGCATCGGCTGGACATTGTTTCATTGATAAGCAGTCGCAGAATATCATCGTCCACACATATCGAATCGTTCGTACAGTTTACTCCCTTCGGTTTGAACTGAATCACGCTGCTTCGGACATTGTTGTAAATATGCTTTAGCTGCTTATGCGGAAGCGAATCGTACAAATATCCAAGAACCTTATCGATTGCGGTTCTTGCAATTCTGTACTGTCGCCATGCATCGGGAATATCACGTAGGCGCTTTTCCAGAACTGATTCGTCCGATTTCATTTGTCCATCGAGCGCTCCTAAAAACAGGATTGCACCCATTTCATAGGAATTAGCGTTGCGAATATCCACTCAAATCGACCTCCTTCCCGATCTGACTGTCGTTAAATGTGCGTTTATCTACGATGAAATATCGATCTCCGCTCTCGGTTCGTACGTACAACCGATATTCATCGCTGATAACCTCGTGGAACTTGTCGATGACGATCCCTTTCGTATCCGCACTACAGGATGTCATTACAAAAATAAGCGCTACGATCAAAACGACCGCAGCGCTCGCATAGATTATTTTATTTTTCATTATCCCCGCATCCCTCAAATACGTACTCAACGACCTTATCACCAGCTTTTGCTCGGTCTATTATGTAGAGAAGTCTATCCTCCACGCTGTCGAGCAGATCAGAGTATACACTTCCATAAAGCTTCGCATAGTTATCTTCTTCACGCTCAGCATCTTCAGGGGAAGGAACACGAATCCCGTAACGATCGAGGATTTCTTCAAAAAGCTCTACGATTTCAGCCGCCTCGTTATGAGTATAAATCTTATCATCCATTTTTCTTTTTCTCCTCATCGCCTAGTCGCGCCAACAGTTCTTCGTTCGTATTTATAATATTTTTTGTGATATTGCATATCTCGTCAGAATTGTTAATCGACTTTTTCCAGTAATCAAACACCCGCATATAGTCGTCTCTTAGATCTTTGACTAATGAACTAAGAATTTCAATCTCCGAATAAGCGTCATATACTTTTACTAGTATAAAAACGATCAACACTGCTTCTGCAAAAATCGCTAAGTACCAAACAATGCTATTCATTATTGTTTTCCTCCTTTTGTGAATTCCGTAACTTTGCTCAACATCGTAATAAGATCCCCACAGGGAAAATCCTCCAACTGGTAACAGTATTCTTTCCACTCGTCTAGCTTGTGGTTTTTGCGCGCGTGATACTGATTGCGTAACACTGCGTAGTTGAGCGTTACAGTGCGCTTCTGGTTGTAGGAACTTGGCAGGAGCTGGATGAGCTGCCACCAATATTTTTTGTCTTTGGTTTCGAGATATAATTCCCTTGCCTTATTTAGAGCTTCGACCTGAATATAAAGCATGTCTTCAAACGAACAGAAGAAGTACGGCTGCTCTTTATCATTCTGCACGAACATATCTCTGCTTACGCCGTCAAGATGCTCATGAGAAAAGTCGTCAACAGTAAACTCCTTCGCCGCAATCTTATGCATCGTCGAACAGCTGTTCGCGGTCGTCCCTACCTTGTAGGTATCGAATTCCTTCCACCAGTACAGAGGCGCAGTAATATCCATGCTAACGCCGATCTGGCGCATGAATTTGCTGTGATCATTTCCTGCGGCTACCAATTGGCACATAAGCCTTCGGTCGTTATCGCCGATCGTGAAGGCGTAATTTCCAAAATATTCAACCTGCGTGATGGCTGGATCATCCTGAATTTTTTCAAACCTGCTGTCGGATTGATCCCAGCTGTTCATCGGGTTGCGCATTCCGCGAATTGCGGCTTCCCAACCATAGGTTTTAATGTTTTGAATTGTGATCATTTCTTATTCTCCTCTCGCATAAATTTACGGAATTTGATCGCACAATCTTTGCATAGGTAAATATCAATGCCTGCATCCGAAAGCACGATGGATGACTCAATGTATACCGTTTGAATCCTTTTGCTTATGAGCGCTGTCGTGCTGGGCGGATCCATTTCGCGTCCGCATCTGTCACAAATATAAATCGTCTTCTGTCCCATAATTCAAACCTCCTTAAAAATAAGAACCCATCATTCAGATGTGTTCATTCCTCACTTAGTTACTCGTCTGTACCTTCGTCGTCAACGCGATCCGTAAGCTTGCCGATCGCGTCGTCCTTTGATTTGTCACTCAGTAATACCGGGGCAATCGCATTCAGAAAAGCGACCGTTAAAAGGATCGCTTTCTTGATCTTGTCATCCATGGTAACATTACTCCTTTCATCGTAAGAACACACCCTCCTAATGGGTTCTCACTCTAGAGCATGTTTTAGATGCGAAAACGTTAGAGTCCGTGAATCTCACGAACTCTCGTTTGGAATGCTATAGAACTTTTACATCCGAACAGTCCTCCGCGTCCATAGCCTTAATCCAATACTTCAGCATGACCGTTGCCCGCCGATTACCGGCATTGAACATGCACGCAGCTGCCTTGGGCATCTTCGCACGTGTGCAGAGCCGACTCGCGTCGAAACACGCTTTGCTGAGAATCGAATTAATTGTTGCCATCGAATCGTAAAACTTATCCATGATTCAAACCTCCTTAATTATCTTCCTATTACAGAGTGTGTTTTTTATGCGAGAAAAAAAATATAAGACCTTGCTGGCTTCCAACCAGCGTCTCCGCATTTGCGGCGCTCTACGATTGAGCTATTGGACGGCTAAATCATTTGATCCTCCGTCAGGGTTTATACTCCCAGTCTTCATTATAGAACGTGTTTTTTATGCGAAAAAATTAAAGGACCTGTTATTGCAGATCCTTCAATTGGTCGATCATTATATGTAACCGCCCAATTGCAAATTCGAGCTTGATAATTTCCTCCTCAATGAGGAGCAGCTTTTTCATGCGAAGTTCGCTATCGTCCGGCATCTCCGATTCCAGAGCGGGGTATGCGCTAAATCGTCTTCGACCGCCATCACGCGCGTTCTTCATCACATATACCTGATCAATCGGTATATACATCTGAGGACGCCCGTTATAGCCATCTTGCTCTATCACATTAGTAAATATCCCTTTCCGGATCCAATTCAGGATCGTATTATACGAAACCCCGACAATTCCTGCCGCCTCATAGGTGGATTTGTATCCGCCTCCAATTTGCTTCATTGTTCATTACCTCCTATAATAATCTTTCATTATAAGGCATGTTTTTAATGCGAAAAAAAATAGACTGTGAATTTCACAGTCTATTTTTTAGAATCATCGAAAGCCAATACGATTTTGAACATCGATGGCCTCATTCGTTTTGTTCTTTTCCCCTTTATAGGGCTTTAATTCCGGCTCTTCAGCAATCTTCTTTTCTTTTTTAATGCTCATTATAGTTTTAAATAATACTCCTTCAGAGACAGTTACAAATTGCTGAATGATTATAAAAAGCACTGACAGCCTAAAAATGAGGAATACCAAGCCAACGATCTGTTCGTAAGTCATATAAATTACCTCCTAAATAATCTTTCATTATAGGACGTGTTTTTTATGCGATTTTTACTCCAAAAAAGCCCTCCGATCGAACACATAGATTGTATATGGGTCGCCGTGGGGGTAGAGCATGAGTAAATGCGTCGATTCCTTGGCAATCGCTCCGGTTATCTGTCTGCGCCTCGGTTGGGGGTCTTTGTCGGGAACCGATACCGTATGGGTTAACGTCTTGAAGTTACCTAATCTACCTAGTTTAATTAATTTAACCTCATTAACCCAGTTAATACCCTCCTGCGTGAATATGCTCCGCACAGTTCGAACAACATCGTTGCCTATCATGACGATCGTGATTACCGGATTTTCAGGATTCATGCCCGCACCTCCGCGAAAAAATATAAGGGATGTTTTCCATCCCCTACATTTTAAAGCTTATCGTCCAGTTTGTCAAATAACTTGTTAATCGCCTTGAATGATAGTTTCACCACCCGCACTCCTGCTACAAGTGCAACTGCCGAAATCACCGTTCCAAAGATAAATGACATAGTATTCAACCTCCTTGATTTATACTCTATTATACAGCGTGTTTTTCACGCGAAAAAAATAAGAGCAGGCTACCCGCGCTTCAACTCAATTAATATTCGTCAGGAAATAGTATTGTTGTCACGGATCTGTCCCATTCGGTAATAATCCAAATCTTCCAGCCGTCTTCGCCTTTCAGTTCGTATGAACCCATCAGACGCTCTCCCATGAACAGGGCGACCTCATTTTGGTGCTTGTCCTCATCGGTCAAGATACCCCAATCGCCGGAAGAGTATCTATCCAGGCTTATGCTAACGAACGCAGCGAATGCCATACTGGCCATCATCAAATCGTAAACACCTCTGGTCACCATCACTTGTCCTAATGCAAATTTCTTCACGTAAATAACCTCCTTTTGTCACGGATAACCCGCTCTCGCTATAGGCCGTGTTTCCTATGCGAAAAAAAAGAAAGGCGTGTTTACCACGCCAATCCAAAAGTTCGGTCAGACTTTGAATATCTTATTGAAGAACCCCAAAGTCTGCTTATTCCTCAGAATCTCATCCGAATTATCCACCTTGTAGCTCAGGAACAGACCTGCCGCACACAGACCAACCATGGCAATACTGGTTCCAATCTTCGCCCATACTTCGCCTTTCGTTCGACGATCCTTGGCACATCTTTCCTTGGATTCATCGCGCGATTGGCGAATGCTATGAAGCTTTTCCAGCGCTTCCATTGTCGGCGTGTACTCGTCGTCCATAACGCTCAAAGTTTTCAAATTTTCTTCGAGTCTGAGAATCTCGCAGTCAAGATTCCTCTCGTCTTCAGGTCTAACCACTTTCTTTTTGAATAGATTCATAGTTTACACCTTCCTTTCATCCTAATGCGTGTTTTAGACGCGAGAAGAAAAATAAGAAGCCCTGCGTTTGCAGAGCTTCTCCCTACGACCATTAACGATTCTTAATTCGGATGTAATCGAATATCTTGAAAAATGCTCCGCCGATTGCCAAAGCAATGCCTACAGCTAATCCTACATCTGACACGCCCTTTTTGTAACTATCCTCCACAACCGTGTAGAATGCTCCAGCAGGCATACTCAAGGTGTCATTATCCTCGATAGGCTTTCCGTCGTTATCGATCAGTCTCATTTTTGCCATTTTTATAATCCTCCTAATTTTTTTATTGGTCTCCATTATACGACGTGTTTCCCACGCGAAAAAAAAAAAAATAAGAGGAAGTTTTACATAACGCAGCTTACAGTCCAGTTCGCAAGTGGCTCTTCCGCATAGCGTTGACCTGCATCCATTTTGGACAGTGCCGCTTGGTCGAAAACCATTATTTGCGCAACCTTCGAGGTGCGTTTTAATAATTCTTCCTCTTCATTATAGAACGTGTTTTTTATGCGAGGTAAAAAGTAAAAGTCCGCGTTTTGCGAACCTTTACTGGTCGATTAGTAGAGATATTCGTCAATATACGCTTGGATCACATCTCTTATTACGTAAATGTTTCTTGCTGCAATCATCATGTCAGATGAGACTTTGCTTTGCCAGCCAATTCTAGCCGTACCTTGACTTTTCCATTCAAGCCATACCATGCTAGATACTATAGGCGTTAGCAGTAACCTCATCAACCACAAAAACGTAGCCCAAACCATTCCGATAGTTATTACGATCATATTCCAAATCATAGTCATACCAAATTACCTCCTAATAATCTTTCTATTAGAAGGCGTGTTTTTCATGCGAAAAAAAAAATAAAGGCCGTGTTTCCACAGCCCCTATTTTCACTTCAATACTTTAAGGCTTTCCAAAATATCATTCCGTCTTCTCGTTCTTATTGTAGTTCGCCGTGCTGATTCCCAGAATCACGCCCAGAAAAGTATCGACCGCTGTGATCGTACCTACAATCTGTTCGCCATATGGAAAATTCCAGATTCCAGCGAGTGCAAAATACAGAGTGCCGAGTGCCGGAAGCAGATACATCGCGATCCACTTCAGAATATCATAGGTTTTGTTGTTCAGTTTCATGATTCGTTCCTCCTTTAATCGTTCATGCTTGCAAGAAATCCTTGTTCTTCAAATGCTCCTGATACCGTTTTCGAAGATACTTCGCGCATTCCTTCATTACCCCGTTCGGAATATCGTTCTTTTCGCAGTATTCCTCGTACCATTCCAGATCCGCCAAGCAATGATCCCATTCTTCTTTTGTGTGCAATATCCCATGCAAACACGAATTGGAAAAATTTAAGACCTGCCATCTTCGGGAAGATACCTTCTCGTCAAGCAGGTCCTTTTTGATTTCCTTTACTTCTTTTTCCAGTTCCGAGATCGAGTCTCCAAATATCAGCTGACGGATCTGTTTACCAAGCCAACTCCACGGGTTGATTTTAAGTGGTGAAATCTGTATCAATGTGAACGACCCGATCAGGATCACCAATGGACTTGTAGCTATACTTTTTAACCAGTCCAGCAAAGTGATCACCGTCCTTTCTTTCATTTTTCGTCCGTAGTCAGATAAGAAATTTTTAGCCGTATCCAGAATAATGGTTTGCGTCCTCAAATATCCTCATTTTGTATCCTCCAAAAAATTGTCCGATATTCACCGATTTTGGCTCTGCCCCAAAAAATATAAACCTCTGTAGGATCAGTGATGAAATAGCTTTTGGCCTCTGTTTGAACCGCAATATGTAGTTTCCTAAACGCCATTCGGATACAAAATATAGTATTACGTGGGTCTCCAAAACCTTTGTTGTGAGTTCGAATCTTACTGCCCCTGCCAAAACTTAGAGCATTTTGCACATCAAGATGCTCTATTTTTTATGCATTCAGCCGATGACCTTTCGCATTTCCTCAAGTGCATCCCCGTACAGGTGGATGTAAATATTGTACGTTATGGCCACATCGGCATGTCCGAGCAGTTTTGACAAAATTTTAACATTGCATCCTCGGTTGTAGCAGTTCGTAGCGAACGTGTGTCGGAACGCGTGATTTCCCTTATAAGGCACGTCGGCTTGCTTACAAGCGCACTGCAAATGAAATCTTAACTGATCGTATGTACAAGGCTTTCCGCGATTTCGATTGTCGTAGAAAACGTATTTCGAACCTCTCGCGCTCGCAGATAGTCTATCTAGAATATCAAGCGCCTTGTCACTCAGCGGGATTGTACGTTTGCTCGATTTGCTCTTTGGGCTCGGCTGAACAAAAATATCATTCGTCGCACCTGAAAGTCGAACAAGAGTTTTTCCGATCGTCACCGCTCTGCGATCCCAATCGATATCGTCCCATGTAAGAGCCAAAGTTTCTCCGACCCGCATTCCAGTTTCAAGCATCAAGATCGCCGCACCGTACAGACGATCATCGAGCGTATTGAGCACTTTCGTCAACTTACGCTGCTCTAGCTGTGAGTACGTTTCCATCTCTTTTGCGGGCTTCCTAACCGCTTCTTCCACTGGCAATTCGACTGACATATATACAGGTTTTTTGATTCGGCCTTGTGCATACTCACGCTTCATAAAAGCCGTTAACAGACAAAACTGCTTCTTGATGGTGGATAGGGCATAACCTTCCTCGGCAAGACGATTGATGTATTTCTGAATATCGTCAGTCGTTATCGCAGATACGTCCTTGGCCGAGATCATGTAGCGCAACATCATGTCGTAAGAAGTTCTAAGCCTATCGTAAGTCGCCGCCTTCACCGAGTTCTTTTTATAATCCAGCAGCCATCGATCCATGGCCGCATCCAGCCTTTCATTCACTTATTACACCTCCCGAAGAATAAAAGGCCAAAAGCTATTTCGTGACCATTATATCACAAAGCAGCCTTTGGCGCTAGTATCAACTCACAAATAATTCAATTTTTCTTGGTATGGGCGCAATTTCGCCAGCTATGGAAAATATTGTCATCCCATAGTCGGCTATAAAATTACACACCCATTCCTCGGCTTCGATCCAGAATTCTGGTTTAACCATTCGGTGAATATCACGAATGAGATCAAAACTGAAAAGAGCGCAATGCCCTAACTCATGGATTAATACTCGGATGAAAAATGGTTCGTCAAGCCCGTCTGCAACATAAATGCATCGGCTGATCGGATCGGTAGTCGCAACTCGCGCGTTTCCGGTTCTATCCACGAGTAAATGGCTGTTGCGTGGAACCAACCTTATATGCCAGAGCAATCCGTTCATATAAAAGTGGTTCATAAACTCGTCAGGTCATCTCTCCGAGAAGATTCGAAAAGTCAGTCTTCATTCGCTGCTTCAGTTCAGGGTCGGCGTGCTTCCAAATATCACGGATCGTCGTCATCGTGTCCGTAATTTTTTCTGCGTCCGTCTTATGGTGATCGTACCCCATGCGCATATTAGACCTGAATTCGGGATCGTTGAAATAAGCGTCAATATACGGCTCTTGATCCCTGTACGGACGGCTAAAGCGCACGTCTCCCTTTTTCCTCATTCGCGAAGTTCGACCCGTTCGAGTGTACCCCATTCTGGATTCGTATTCAGGTTCTTCATCGTCTTCCATTGCATCGACCACAGTCTGATAGTATTCTGCTTCCCAGCAATACTTTTCACACTGAGCCAAGTCTTTGATCATATCGACGACTTCTCCAAGTTCGACGGTATTGACGTTTTCAACACCTTTTTCGAGTTCAGATTTTACGCAGCTAATCAATCGTTCTTTCATTTCTGCGAGATCGCACATACGGTTTTCATTCATGACGTCCATACCTCCTTACGATACCCGCTTGATGAAAAGCGAAGATCCTGCTCCGACAGTAACAGTCGAAGTACCAGTGTTCACGATTGTGATGCGATCGTAATCCCCACAGCAGTTACGAACGCCGATCGTTTTGGATACATTGTTCAAATCGCCTGCTGCCGCAGTGGTCGAGATCATCGTTCCATCGAAGAGATTCTCGCCTCCGAGCTGAATCGTCAGCTGGGCAGCCGTAGTAGCGGCATCCGCACCGATGTTGCCGCTAAAAGCGATTTCGTAAGTACCATTGGCTCTAAGTTTCACAGAGCTGGATGCGGTTCGATGACATTCTCCGCATCCGGTTTTAAACATCACCCGGTCGAAGGTAATGGCCTGCCCCGTAGTAAGCGTTTGAGCAGTCGTATTAGATAATTCGATCATCTTGTAATACCTCCATTTTGAATTGCGTTTTCGAAAATCCCACCCGGGGAAATTTCAGGGGCGAAAAGCAAACGCCCTCCGCCCCGGTCATCTTTAGTTAGGCTTAGTTACCGCAACCAAGGTTGGCGTTGCAGCATCCATTACCACGAAGCTGCTGAATCAGATAAGCGTTCTGCGCCTGCTGAGATGCAGCAAGATTGAGGCTCTGAATGTGGGCCGCCTGTTCAGCAATCTTTTCGTCCTTGTTCGCGATCTGGATGGCCACAATTTCATCGTGCAGCTGGCGATAATTCGCATTGCAGTTCTGCATGATGTTCTGACCAATCTGATTGATCGCAGTAGTGATGGCACAGGTATTTGTCGCCATGTCATAGCGCACCTGAGCGATCGCTTCACGGTTTTCGCAGCAGCAATTTGCAAGCTGACTTGCAAGAGCATTCGTGTTCTGCATGTTGGCTACAGTGTCCTGCTGGATTGCGTTCTGAAGGCTGAAGTTACCCTGCTGCATGCTGCTCTGGATATTGTTCATTCCAGTAAGCATGCCGGTGTTCATAGCATAGAAACCGTCGCAAAGACCACTTTCCAGACCGTTCAGTTTGGAAATAACCGCCTGCGTATCAAACCCACGCTGAATATCAGCCTGGGTCGCGGCAGCGCCAACATAACCGGGGTTACCACCATTTCCGTTGCCCCAGCCATTGTTACCCCATCCGCCGAAAATAGCGAACAGAATAATCAACACCCACCAACCGTTTCCATCTCCAAAGTTACCATTGTTGCGGTTGCCGCTCACTGCGGCGATGTCGGACAGACTAGGCATGTTAGAGTTAAACATAAGAGACCCTCCTTGAAAATATAATTTTTTACAAAAGAAAAGCCGCTCCAAACGAGATGCGCGCCGTCTCGCCAAGCGACTTTACCTTGTAAAATCAAAATATTTCAGATCTGGGAAGCTTACAGATTAACGAATACCAAAGAATTTCTTAGCGTCGTCCAATGCTTGCTCTTTTGTAACTCCATACGTTTGGCATAAGTTTTCCGCGATTTTTTCGCCCTGAGCACTATCTCCATTTTGAATTACAGAAATAAGCTGCTGAGCTCTCGGGTTATTTGCGAGTTTCGGATTCCTGCTGATCATTCCCATCGCAAAATCCATGATACTTCCGGTCATTTAAATCACTCCTCTTTTTTAGTCGGTGCTTTTTTCTGAGAAAGTGCTTTTTCAATTCGATCGAGTCGGTCCAAAATAGCCTTGCTGATGTCTGCTTCGGATTCCTGAATGGCCTCGTCAATTCGTCCGTACCTAACAGTTCGAATAGTTCCGTCAGAATTCCAGCATTTGGCGAAAATATAATTTCCGTCGTCCGTTGGAAAATAGCTTGGGCTTCCGTCCATCGGAACATCGTTCGGACGAATTTCATTCGGGTTCTTAACGACTCTTCCCGGGATTCCAATTGGGATTCTTTGGGGTTGGGACGGAGCCTGCTGATAGTTCGGAGAAATAAACTGATTTGCCTGACCTCCGGGCCATTGCGGAGGTTGCATGTTGGGTACTGTCGGGTTATACATCGTCTTTACCTCCAATCACATCAACCTTGAATATTTTCCGCTCACCCACGCGGGCGCGCCGTTGTGGTCAACGGCATACCAGCCGTCCTCGCTGATTTCGACGCGATAGGTCAATTTGTCTCCCGCATGAGCAACGCCAAGCTTCGCTCCGGAAGTATTGGGTTCAGAACGAATATAGCAATTACCTCCGACGATCTGCACGATCTGTGCAGAAGCATCACCATCGCCAGCTACGGCGTTCATCAGCATGGCATGGGTTTTCGAGCCATATTCTCCATCTGCGTCAAGCCCCCAATGGCGCTGGAATTGCTCGACTGCCATTTCAGTCGCATCGCCGAAATCGCCATCGGCTCCCCATTTTCCGCAATCGTAGCCGAGCTGAACCAGTAGAGATTGCAGTTCCTTCACGTCAGCACCCTCACTGCCATTCTTCAGCAGACGCTCGCCGAGAGCATACTTGTGTTCTTTTCCGGCATTAGTATTCGCACGGCTGCCATTGTTAAGAACAACTTCGGTATGCCCTTTCGTTCGGGTCACAAGAATATCACCAGCGCACAGATAGTCGGAATGTCGTGTATATCTGGTTCCATCCATCTCCGTGAACAATCCAGTCTTAAGCAGGATAGAAGCTTCGTTCGCGGTATAAAAATCGGGTACGGACGTGCCGTTACCGCAGGACCGCAGAGCGTACATGATTGCCACACGAACTAACGCGGAGCAGTCTGTCTCACACGGAGTGGTCGCCTTTGCTGGATCGAATCCGGAATTCTGAACTTGTCTGTACAGTGTGTTGCGCTGGTTCTGGTCGTAACCGATCCTGTGGTTATTGACCGCCGATTGCATCGCCTTCGCAATCAGCGGACGCATTTCCGGATGGATGCATCGCAGAACACGCCAACCCTTACTATGTACATAGTATTTGCGAATGCGCAGTTCCCTACCAGTCTGGTTCCCCGCTTTTCCGCCAGAAATCTTGCCACGCTCGTCGATGCTTGCACATGCTAGTTGTACCGCTGCCATTTTGATTTTCTCCCTTCTGCACCTTTTCCGTCGCACTCTGTCATGATAATCCTCCTTATCCAATCAAAAGAACTTTGTACGTTTGTCCGCCTTTGAAATTAACCTTAGTCGCGGGATTTTCTACGTCTAAAGTCATGCCGCCGCCGGAAATCGTAACATAATATGAACCATCAAACGCATCGCCTCCGTTTATATCTGAATACACACGACTGTAGCTACTACTCCCGTCATAAGAACTAATACATGCGAAACCTGATACACAAACTTGCCCAATAGAAAATGCAATAAGAGCAGATATATAATTACCAGCGCTTGGTGCTCTTGCGATAGCCCGTGTTTGCACTTCGTTTCTGGCTGCGGGTATATCTTGGGTAACAAGCAAAAATTTGGGCGAATCCAGGATGGTCGTGTCGTCCGGCGTTATCGTTATCTGCTCCGTATCTGATGTTGGAGTAGCCTCTGTGATGCAATACTTGCTTCCACCAAAAAAGTTCAGAACATCTCCACCGCCGCCAGCTTCAATGCTGTCGATCAACGCCGCATATGCATCCAACAGTGTAGTATCCGGAACAGTTACGCCCTTGCCTTCAATAGCGGTTTTGATAGCATTTTTTGCCGTCCGCAATCTACTGATCTGCTCGCTTATGTTTTTCCCTTCGGAAACTGCCATATGCTACCTCCTAGATTGCCATTAACGCGTCTACGATATCATCAGACAACGATACTGTGCCGCCAGACGTATAGCCAGATGGGATGGTGTATGATGTAATAGACAAACCATTAATCGTTCCTCCCGTAGCACCATTATCCACCATCGTTCCGGTCACCTTTGTACCATTCACGTAAGCGGTTTTGTCCACCAGAATATTCGCGGCAACCGCGTCCGCATCGGTAGTATCAACGTATTTATCGGGAATCGCCGCAACATTGATTTTCGTTAGTACCTTCCCGCTGGTCGGCGTGATCGCCTGTGCTACTTTGGTCGGGGTCACGTCTTTGGTTTCGGCGGTAATGCTAACCTTGCCAGTTCCGCTATGATAACCCTTCGCAATTGCAAACGAAGTGGTGCTCGCGTCCAGTGTCTTGCTCACTGCACCGTTGTTCGGCATTGTGCCAGCCGTGACCGTTCCGTCTGATGTGACAATTGTCTTGTTTGCCAGAACATCGGCCGCTGCTGCAGTTACGCCCGAAACATTCTGATAGGATTCCGGGATTGCCGCAACGGTCACATCACTCAAACCATAATAGCCACTGTCCGGCGTAATAGATTGCTGCTTCTTCGTAGGCGTTGCGGTCTTGCTTTGCAACGCGTAATTTCCGCCGCCAGACACGCCTGAAACTGTGCCACTACCATTATGATAGCCTTTCGGGATCGTGTAGGTGTCGCCTTCCTGTACGGTAGCGGATACAGCGCCTTTATTGTCGATTCCCTCGATAGCTGTCGCCAGCGTATCGATTTTTGATGTGGACTCTGCCAGCCCAAGTTCAACCAGTTTATCGCGAATCGCGTTTCGTGCGGTCGACAACCGCGTGATCTCAGTTTGAATGCTCATTCAATCACTCCCTCATATCAGTTCCAGCAAACTTGCGATGTTGCCAACCGTCGTGTTTACGGCGGCAGACGTGACGGGTAGAGTGTTGTCAGCTTCGACCACGTCCGTAGTTTCAACCTGCAACTCATCATCTACTACTTTCAGCCCGTTTCCGACTTTGGAGAACGGCTTATCCAGCACGTCCCGCCATCGGTAATAGGACGCGATGTAACCCTGCCCAATATCAGCTGATACGTTTTCCGGCTGCACAGTGCCTGAAATATCGACAGATTCTATGCTGCCGCTGATATTGATCAGATTCATGTCAGCGTTGATTTCGTCGTAGTTATTCATCTACACCAACTCCAACTAGAATTATGAAATTGTTCAGGTTCCCAATCTTTGTGTCGTTACTCTGAATGCCCCATACGACGAACGTGCAGCCGTCATGTTTAAATCGAATATCCGCCGAATACTTGCCGGGCGGAAGCATGGTTTCATCTTCATGCAATTGAATCTGCGACGTTCCGGGAGCGCTTTCTGCCTGTAGCAGTATCGGGCTTTCAGGTGATGCAAGCGCCCGCACCGTCAGTACAACTGTGTCCGTCGCGCTCAGCACGATGGGCGTTCCGTCCGAAGATTTCGGCGTAACGTTGATCGTCTTGCACGTTCCTCGCGGAATTGAAATAGTGTCACGTGTTGGCATATCCTCACTCTCCCTTCGTGTAGTCTACCACCACAATCAGTTTTGTGATACTGAAATCGTCGGATGAATCAAATTGCACCTTTCCGTCCGTACGAACCGCAATATGCGCCCATGCGCCGTTCGTGACATAGGGTATCTGGAACTGCGCGTTTGCATTGGTAAACATACCCGTCATGGATGCTACTGTTTCCAGCCCTTCGATCGCATCGGCGAAAATGTGCTGCGTACTGCTTCCCACGTTCTCTGCAACAAACACCCGCCGATACATCTGCTTCCCGTCGATCCACTTGTACGGCAATTTTGTCTCGGTGGTGGAATAGTCCATACTAGGTATGCCACCGTCCGCGTAGATGGGATAATCACATTCGAATGCTGGATTTCCCTGCGTTGATCGCGAACAATAGCCGCCGAAACGAATCCCACCGGTAGATAGACCAGCCAAATGCATATTAGCAAATGCCTTAGGCAGTTCCGCATCAACACGAGCAGTTTCATATCCATCGGTTAATACTAATGCAAAATGCCAATTGGAATTCAATCCCCAGCCAGATGTTCTATCGATGACGTTCGTTTTATTTTCAAAACCGATGAGAGCGCTGTCGATCTTGCCGTTCAGATTAATTCGATTTTCCTCGGATGTAATATCAGGCTCGCCGTTCTCCATATAATAAGCGTAGAGCGTAAAACCGGTAGCGCCCTCGCCAATATAAATCTTAAGATCAGTAAGGGTGTGAATCCCGTTTTCACTCTTAATCCACGATCCATCTATCAGGTCCTTTCTGGACCGATAAACTTGAAAATTTTCGATCGTAGGATAGTATTTTTTATCCAGAACGGCGCACAGCAACTCTTTTTCCGGATCAGCTCCAGCTATAGTCGCTTTCAGATATAAATATGTGCTTCGTGCCGAATTTGCCCAACTCGGAATTATGATTTCACGATTTATCTCGGCAAGTTCTCCAGGCTGAAGAGTTCTGCTGATCGTCACAGCTTCGCCAACTGAAATATCAACTCCGTTTTCTACACGAACAAGCTCTAATTGAATGCTGCTAATTGTATTTTCTTTGTTGACATTGCGAATGGAAGCTCTATAATTGATCGTATCGCCCTGAACTGCTTGATTTAAATCGCAGATTAAATAGTTAATAACTTTTAATGGCGTGGCATATTCGTATTCAATGATTAATTCGCCATATTGACAAGTACCATATCCAGAAGGACTAGATTCGTTTTCGCAGGACATGTATATTTCAGAAGCACCTGTATTGATGATGTTCTGAATAATCGTAACCGTGTCATATCCAGCATAACGCGTCGTACTGATTTGTTGCATCGAGTCCTTAGACGTTCCCGTCGCATCACCGAAATACCATCCGCTCTTTTTTTCGTAGATTCTTCCGGTTTGAATTCGAATATCATACGTGTACTTAGCCGAAGTATACCAACTGGCGGTAACTCTGGATATGATAATCTCTCGCCCGGCTCGTTCGGCCTGTAGAGCTGTAAGATCATATTTCCATTGCGCCATGTTCTTATACTTTCCTGAACAATATACTTTATCGTTAGGATCGAGTTCAACAGCCGTTTTCGTACTGTAATTAATTCGATACAGAACGACTCTCGGCAATGATAATACGCTCATACAAGACCTCCTCCTAAATAATTGAATGCAAGACCTCCGTCTGAAGACGAAGCGATTCGATATTCGCCCATGTCAGTATGATCGATTCCATATGTGGAAAACACCTGACCGTCGATTCGCATATCAATTGAATCGCTGTCGATTAGAACTTCGCTTCGATAAATGTTGTCGCCTACGTGCACGCCTTCCTTATCTATTCGAACCAGTCTTTGAAGTTCTGAAATATCAGCCCGTTCTGCTGTATTCTGGGTACGGTCATGTATGGTAATCGATCCAGTAAGCATGATTACGTCCTCCCGATAATCGTTATTTTACAATTAGCAGGGAAGCTGCTATTGGCGTTAACCTTCACGCTAACGATCTTGCTGTTAACAGAATCACGCACCACGCCGTTATACGTCGGCGAATAATTTTGATAGGTGCCGGGTCCTCCGGAAGCTTCAATGTAGCAACCTGATTCAACAGGAAGTACCTTTGCACGATAGAAGGAATTTCCCTGATTGGCATTGTGCCAAACAGAGACACATTGTGTCCCGTTTACGAGCAGATTTACGTTTTCACCATCCGTACCGGGCACAAATCCAGAAACGGTAATCAGAACCTCCGAAAGATTCAGGTCTGTTTTCTCGTGTCCCCATTCTTCAGCTTCAAGCGTTACATCTTCAATCGTCGTCCATTTACCACCGTCATCGACGTACATCTTTTTCCATCCGCCGCCGATATTACCCTGAATATACTGAACATAGAAATTCGAATTCTGATCGATCAGAACGATATACGCATAGCATTTTTCGCTTCCGCTGTTCAGCTGATAAACGCAAATGAATCCGCGCAACGAACTATTTGCCGCAAGTGCTTCTGCCGGAATGTCCGTTACAGCTTTATTTACGTAAGCCGTGTAGAACCCAGGCTCAGTGAGATTGACAACATAATCGATCACAGTTCCCGATGAAATATACGCGCCGTAAGGACTAGCAATTGTTCCACTATGCATCGGATTAATATATTTGTAATTCAGATCGGGAGTGGTTATACTTTGAAGGAAGCGCAATGCCGTCTGCGCGTCAGCGCCATTCAGCAAAATATTTCCCGATCCGTCATCCGTACTTACACGCTCTGCGCGAGTTAAAACTCTTTCAATCTCCGCACCAGTACGGCTGAAAATGTAATTTCCCATTATTCCGCCTCCAATACCATTAATTCTTTACTTTCACTATCAAGCATGATATCGCCATCGCTGGTTTCCATACTAATCGTATCGCACATGTCACAATAATACACGGCATTATAATCGGCATCTCCGCCTTCAATAATCACTGATTTTGTTCCGCGATGCTTTTGGCTCCAGACCTTATCTGCTTCTGCATCATCTCCCGATCTGCGCCAGCGGAAACGGGAAGCCGGATAATCAGCCGTCTTATCGATCGAACCATAGAATACTTTTCCGCTCAATGTAGCTCTTTCGCCAATCGTCTGTAAAATATCAACATCAGATTTGATCTCAACTCTCCAGAATGCCGCTTCGCCAATCATCAGCTGAATATACTTATTGTTCCGAATATCAGCAGTGTTCAGATGATTGATAAATGCCTCTCTGGCAAACAGCTTATCCACGTCAATTCGGGTTGCATCAATTTCATTTAGCAACGCAAATGATGCTTTTAAAGAAGTTGTGTTCAAATGCTCTGCCAAAATATCAGTGCCAAGTATAACCTTTTTATCATTGGTTTCGCCAGCCTCGATTTCCGAATCGGTAACCGTCTTTTCAGTTGCGGTTATACTGCCATTTTGATCTATGTCGATGTTGTAATATTTTCCATCGCTTGCTTTGATACAAAGATTACCGATCGTAGCAGATAGCATCTGCGCATAAGAAACAGCAAGATTCGTGATCATAACTTCGTTGGCGATGCCGGCTTCCAAATGAAGCGCCTCAGCGACCAAATGTTTTACCGTTTCGAAATCGAAAACCGCTTCCTTTGCGATCAGAGTATCGACTTTCGCCATCGAAGCAAAGAAATCGTCAGCTGTGATGTCTCCGGCTTTAACGCTCTCGAACTTAGCCTGAATTGCCGAAAGTATGAGTGCATTTAGCGAATTCGCAGCAATCTTATCTGCGCTTATCGCTCCTGCTGCAATCGCATCCGCATTTACGGAATTTGCCTGAAGATGCCTGGTCGATATGATGTTGGATTTCAGCGCTGATCCGCTCGTAGTTCCGGGTGCAATCTTCGAACCGCTGAAACCGGAAGGGATCTGCCATGTTGTTATACCCGTATTGGCTTGTGTGACTCCAACTTTGCCAACCGTCATGGAAGTCATTCGATCCAGCATGCAGTCCCATGTGATCGATGAAATCTGCGCTGTAATATCAATGTTCTGTTTTCCGTACTGAACCAGCACGTAGTCATAAAGGAAACAATTCTCCAGATTTCTGAATTGCTTGTATTCTTCCGTATCGCCAAGATTTAGAAAATCCACTTCAATACTTACATCAGGTAGATCACACTTCGCGTCAAACAGATCCTGCACCTGTTTGCGCATTCTGCCTCGAACAACAATCTCGTCGATAACGTTGCCGTATTCATCCTCGCCAACCGTTGCGTCCTCGCATTCCAGCCAGTAAACATGAATCATCGGGTATTTATTGATGTTATCACTGTCGATGTATTGTTCTTCTTTTTTGTCGGAAAGAAACAATGGCGTACCATCTGCGTTTTCACCAACTGGAATGATTCGAGTAGCAAGTTCGTCTTCGCTTTCTGTATAGTTAATGCCAGTCATGTTCTTTCCGTATTGGATGCGAACCCCTCGATTCAATCCGGGATCATGCAGAAAATATAAATTGTAGTTATCGCGCACTATGCTCACATCGTACTTCTTGCATATTCCTTCTTCCGGATCGAGGAGCGCTTCAATTACATTCTTACCTCGTGCGAACACACCTACCTGTTTATTGTCAACGTTCGTATATGCTTTAAATTTATGGTCGGCGTAGCAGTTCTGCAATATACCGTCGAGCGCTGTCTGCAAATCCGCTTCGCCACGGTTTTGGTAAAAAGTAACGTTTTTTAGCAGGTCGTAGCTGATATGTCTAGCACTCACTTGGACGTTGTCAATGTTTTTCTGCACTTCGTAAATGCGGAACATCTGCGACATGCATTTCCAAGGACTTTGCACTTCTTCAATGGCTCCGCTGTTATCTGCGATCTTGTGCTCGGTGACAAGCTCGAAACCTTCTGGGTCAATATATCCGTTGCCCCTAGAAGATCGCACTTTCCATCGATCATTTTCATTTTCGGATTTCTCAACAACGGTAACGATTTCGCCGGGTTCAAATGTCGCCAGTACGCTCCACCCTTCGCCAATCGTGCTGAATAAGCATCTGGAACCATATTGCGGCATTTGATCTGCCGGTTTGCATTTGTAAGTCCAAACAGTGGTTACGCATTTGCCATTTTGAATTTCTGGAACGGTGCGAACCGGAACCTTTGCCACGAGTATGTTACCGCGCTCAAGGGCGGCATATCTGCCAAATATGTCTAGAGGATGCTCGAGAGTCAGTGTACTTTCGCCATTTGTAGTTTCGTTGAACTCAACACTTGTGGGCACCAGCGCTCCGACCAGTCCCATTGTGGCATAATTATTTTCGCTATCGTTCGGTCCGTATACGTAGACTTCACTCATTATACGCACCTCCATCGCGGAGTAACTTCAATTGATTTCACGTTACCTGTGTAAGTGATAAGCGAATTGCCTTCCGGAATCTTCAGCCAGTTTCCGATAACGCGTGTTCCGAGAAGCTTAACAGGATCAGATGCGCTTCCAACCTGACCAGTGTATGCGATCTTTGCTTCTGAATCGATCAGGATATACGAAATCTCTTTGAAACTATTTATGATCATGGTTGAAGATCCGCACATGATCGTCGCTGATTCTTCGGTGCTTGCATTGGGCGTCACCTTAATCAACGGAAGCGAGTATATGTTTCCGGAATTCGTTAGCGATAGAGGAGAAGTAGTCGAAGTGATCGGCGTTTCGCCATCTGTGAGGTAAAACGATGGATTGCATCGGAATTGAATGGAGAATGTCCTGTGAGGATTCCCCTGTACAATCTGGGCGAACTGAATCTGGTTCACAATTCGAGCTTTATAGTATCCTTCCTGACGATTGGCAAATATAACCTTGCCGTCGCCCTTTAGCCAGCCTGAGATTTTCGCGATTCGGCTTACGTTGCTTCCATTAACGATCATGTATGGATCGTCGATCACGCATAAAGCAGAAAGATTAACATCGTCGTAAATATAATCGCCCTCTTCACCTTCGGTAAGCGTTAGCGATCCACTTCTACCGGGTATGGTTTCATTGGAAACGCGCTCAGCGGCGCAAGTAATCGTCGGCTGTTGAAGAACGTGCATTCCGTAATCGGTGCATTTTACGCCGTTCCATTTGAACCAGTCGATGTCAGCGAGAGTATGAATACTCAAGGGATACACCTTCTTCCATTTTGAAATTATTTAGACTATTCTTGACTTTTGCGTTTGAATCGTGTATAATGCGCTGTAGAAGGCGAGACCCCCATCCTGCAATCTACAGCGCCCAACTAAAAACCTAGAACGACCCTACGAAAGAGAGGTATAAAAATGAGATTTGATGAATCCTGCATCAGCGATAAGGGAAACGTGATTTACGGTACAGCCGCCGTTCTGCATCGGTTGTGTGGTAATGGCAATGGCCAGCCACGCGATATCGAAGCACAAAAGGAAGAATACCGTCGTATCCTAATGGAGTGCAATTACACCTATTCTGACGAAGAATAATCCTAAGTTTTTCTGTGTCTGTTCGGAGAACTGGCAAAAGCGTAAAAACCAGCACTCGCCGAATCAAGATTCAGTAATACCCGGGGCCAGGGTTAAATCGCGTATGCGGCCTGGCTCTTTTCTTTTGGAGATTTCGACACAGAAAAAATCTCCAAAGGTCGTGGCAGTAACGCTTTGATCGCTGCCATGAACTTCGGAGATTAAGATGAGAATTCCAAAAAATAATCAACCCCCACTCTGTGCCTGTTTGGCAGTGAGAGTGGGGGACTTTGTAAGTGAGGTTAGTTCATGAAGAGACCTTCGGATTTGGAGATGACTATCGGAGTTATACCGGATCCGGATCTAGCTCGACTGACTTTCAGAACCTGACCATCTTTAAGTCGAAGTCTTTGCTCCTCTCTATCGAAAAGATCATATCTAGTATAATAGTCAGAATACGTGATTTTTTCAGGCATCGTTATAGATTGATCATCACTATTCCTATACTCAGTCATAGCCGTGTAATACTCATTTTCGGCTTTTTCAAGAGCAGTGATAGATTCTTCTGAATTATATATCCACACCACAGCCCATGCATCATCGGAGTGCTGGGATAGCACGTATGAGCCTTCGGAAATATCTAATCCTACCACATAGCTTCCATCCGGAATAAAAACAGCTTCGTCGCGCTTCAGCAGTTCTTCGTCTATGGCAGAACGAAGATCGCTTAAGTCTTCAACGGACATACCCGTCAGATCGATGCTTTCCGCATAAGCCATTGAGAAAATCATCACGAAAACCAGAAGAATAACCGATACTCTTTTCATTTCAATCCACCTCCAATTATTATACGTCTATTATATCACTTTTAGGAAGTTTTGTAAATGCTCGATTTATCCACCGTAGCTTCTTTGCTCCTGCTTTGTAAGCGCCGCGATCTCTGAAGCCAGCGAACGGATATCCTGATCATTTCGAATATAGAAATTGCCATTCACATTCACAGAATTATCGTTGCTCGTCGAATAGGACTTTCCTTCGTTCTTGCTGCCATTTTGATAGTTTCGGACAGTCGTAGCCCGATCAATTGCTTTCGAAGCTTTTTCTATGGAAGCATCCACGGACATCGTAGTTCTTCCGGAGAGAATGCCGTTGATCGATCTTGCGCTGGCAGTCACATTCGAAAGATCCACTACGGGTCGAACCACGGGATCAGCATTGATCCCATCTTCGATCAAGGAAGAGAAGGTCGTCAATCCGCCTTTCACAGTGTCCACCGTATTTTCAGCGATTCCGGTTGCTGATTTTGTAACCATGCTTCCGAAATGAGTAAGACCGTTCGCAAGTCCTTCATCAAAGAAACCGCCAATTGCAAATGCTTCTTTTGATGGAGATGCAATGCCAAGGATATCCTTAATCTTCCGTAATGTAGCATTGGCCAGAGCCGCTGCCGCTGCTTTAACATATGCCGTACTGTTTTTCAAGCCTTTCGCCAATCCAGCGCCAAGGTAGTAACCGGCTGAAGAAAACAGGTATTGCTTACTTCTTATGGCGTTCACAGCAGAGGTACAGACCTTTGTTATGCTCGCAGAATCGATTTTGCTCAGCCCTTCCATCATGGCAGTGGACAACGCCGCACCAGCAGTTTTAAACGATTCGGATTGATTCGTTATCGCCGTGGTGATCGTCGTAAGTCCGGTCGTCATGGAAGTGGCATAAGTGGACATCGTGGTAGAAACTTCGGTCGAATCAAACGATTTCAGGAAGTTAGATGTATCAACCTTCGAGTCTTCCGAAAACAGCTTTTCAAATTTATCGATCGCCGTGCTTACCGCCTGTACCGGATCGCCGCTGATCTCGGCGCCCATGCTGGTCAACGCTGTTGTAATCGTATTGGCGGCATTCGCGATGGCGGTAAAGCGGTCGGTATCGACATCCTGCGTGTTGGTGTTGAAACTTGAAATCTCAGTCCCTAAGCTTTCCATTTGGCCGATGTAATCACTAAACTTTCCAAAAATACCACTATCGCTTGAGCCATTTACGCCGGGCGCAATATTTACTTGCTCGCTATTAATGTAAGTCATTAAGGTTGCAAGATCGGTCATCACATTTATAACAGCTTTAGTATCTTCTTCAATCGCCGATTTACCAGACTTCCCGGTTATGCCCAATCCAGCGATTGCCGTATTGAAGCCATTAATTGTAGTACCGATTTGAGTTATGTACCCGATAAGACTCTCGGTTTCGTTCTTTCCGCCAAACCAACCAGCAAGACCCGTTTTAACTTTGTCGATATCAAAATCTCCATCTGGATTCGCAATCTCAGTACAAAACGCAGCAATCTGTGAAACAGCGGAAACCGCCAGTTCGGTATTGGAAATTACATCCGGATCGATACCGCTTAAATTGGTTGCGAAATCATTTACCTTAGTTGCAAAATCCGGCAAAGAATCGCTAAATTTCTCGAACGGAGATCCACCGGATATCCAATTTGCAATCCTTTCGTCAAGCGCTGCCAATATACCATCACCGGCCGGAAACGTATCATACAATGTTTTTATTGCGCTTGCACATGTGACCGCAGAAGTGGTCTTCACTTCCAAATCGGTAGGTAATCCGGTCAAAAACGCACTGGCAGTTTTAATAGAAAGCGTAAATTTGATAATCGATCTGCAAAAGCTGCTGAAACCGTCTAATCCTAAAATTTCACCAATTGCGTCGATTCCCAACCCATTAATATCAGTATAAAAAGCTTTCAGCTTTGTGGCGTTATCGATAACAGATGTGATTCCTTCTTCGTCGATAGACGTCTTGCTTGCTAACGAAACGCCGTTCGCGAGCTCCGTCATATAGCCGGAACTGAAACCACCAACAAAACTTCCGAGCGCTTTCGAAAGAGAAGCGAGAACTTTTCCCCCGTTTTCAATATCGGTTGACCATGAATCTTCGGGATTCCATTCGCCGAATAACCCAACGATTCCTGCCGAAAGGCCTAATACGAGCCCGATTGTACCGGTTATGAGTCCAGAACTTAAAAACCCGATGCCCAGCACGCCAAGGCCTCTCGATTTGCCGAGAATACCTGTCTGGCCGACGCCACCGACGGCCTCGGATACAGCCACAATGGCTAGCGTCGCGATGCCTAAAGTTGGAGATATACCGTCAAGAGCTTCGCTTAGAGCTTTCAGAACCGCTCCGCCCTTTGTAATTTCAGAAGACCACGATGCTTCATCGCCTTCCAATTTGCCTATGCCAGCCATCACTGCGGCGGATAGAACAATCACCGTGTCTATCGTTCCAGTAATGATGAGCGAATTCAGCAATCCGAACAAAATCGCTTTTGTTCCATCTTTACCGAATTTGCCAACCACTTCCGAAATACCCACAATAGCCAAAATTGCACCACCGATAATCGGAGAAATATTGCTGAGTGCATCGCTTAGCGCTTTCAGAACAACTCCGCCTGCGTCTATTCCATCGGAAATTTCACCGTTAGTCAGTTTATCAAGTTCCCCAAGTCCCCAAGTAATACCTGCAACAGCTGCAACAACAATGCCCATCGCCACACTGACGCCAGCAGCTCCCTTCGCCATTCCTCTTACGCCAACTTTATTCGCCGCATAGCAAGCGAGCGTTAACGCACCAAGAGCAAGCGCCAGAGAACCCGCAAATGCAACCATTACGAGGGGATCTATATCCTTGATGCTCTTCATAACTTCGCCGAACATCCATATGAATGCAGCGAAGCCAAATAGCATTGCGGTCGCTTTGGTGAAGTCTGCGCCAGTCCCAAACTTGCCAACCACAAATATAAACGCGGCGAGTATGCCTACGATAACGCCCAAGCCGAGCAAGCCTTTTGCAAGTTGCCCCCATTCCATACCGCCGAGTATTTTTACGATCGCGGCCATAACGCCAATCGCTATCGCCAGCGCAAAGAAACCCTTTAGTTTTATATTTCCTTCTGAAGCGATTTTTGATGCGCTTTTCATAAATCCACGAATGATCAACATTATCAGCGCAAGACCGGTTAAGCCTTTGATCAGCTTCTTGATTGACATCCCACCAAGAATTCGAACAATCATCGCCAATATTCCGATTGCAACTGCCAAACCCACAAAGCCCTTTAGTTTTATATCCACGTTACCGACTTTCTTGATCATCAGCATCATGGCTCCAACGATTACGATCATAGCAAGTCCGCCGCGAACCAGAACCCCGGTTTTCATTGTTCCGAGCAAATATATCGCAGCGGTCAATACGGCCACGCCAATCGCCAAACTCATCAAACCTTTGCCCATGTTGGCCAATGCTTTTCCGGTCTTTTTCTTAGCGATGACGCCCGAAACAATCGTAAAAGCAAGCAAAACTGAGGCGATTGCTCCGACAGCGATTGCGCCCTGCCGTAACTTCTTGGGATCCATGGTTCCTAGAACGTAAATCGAAGCAGCTATGATAGCGAATGACGCAGCAATTTTAAGAAATGAACTACTCAGGCTCGTGCTTTTGGCGACTTCTTTCGGCCCATTCTTGATCCGATCGATTACATCCAAAACACTTTTTATCAGCTTCGCTATTTTAACAATAGCTATTACCAACAGAGCAATTCCGCCGACACCGATCATCCACCAGGCATTCTTCTTCAGGAAAGAAGATACCGATTCGAAAAGCGGAACAAATACTGATTTTATGGATTCCCATTTTTCCTTCAGCCAATCGCCTACTTTTTCGAATGCGGTGAATCGTTTCTCTAGCTTATCGCCCAACGTTTTTTCATCGGAAGTATCCGTCTGAAAAAAGCCAACAATCGCAGTCCACACATTTCCAAACAGATCTTTCAGCGTATTAAACGCATTCTGTAAGAAACTCTTCGTGCTTTCCCATGCCGATTTCACTCTTTCAGAAGTAGTCAAACTTTCCCACAGATCCTTGAAGAATCCCCATACGCCTTTAATGATCTCCGGAACCTTGGGGATGAATCCTTTTACGGTCGTCCAGATATTCGTAAAGAAATTCTTTACATTTTCCCATGCCATTTTGAAAGTATCAGACCTGACGAACGTCTTGACGTTTTCAAAAAGTCCTTTGAAGAAATTAAACACCGAAATCGCATACCCGGGTATCTTGCTTACGAATGGCGTGATCCACTCGATAAACGAATTGAACGATTCGCCGATCCGATTAATGAATTCCGGAATCTTTTCGGCCGCGGAATCGTATAGATTGCCAAATAAATCACTGAAATACTTCTTAATCGTTTTCCAGACGATCTTCATAGGACCAGAGATGCCTGCAAAAACGTTTTTCAGCTTCTCCCATGATTTGGTAATGGTATCCCAAATCTTGGAATCCTTTACGCCGTCCTTTATTTTCGCCCATAAATCAGAAAAAGTTCTAAGCTGCTTACCGGAATCTTTGGCTTCGCCGCCTAGCCCGAAGAAATTCAAAATTGCCTGCCCTGCATCGGCTACCAGATTTTTGATCGGCTCAAAGAAATTCTTAATCTTTTCGAGTGATTTTGAAAACCATTCGGATTCTTCGATCGAATTCTTCAAATTCACGAACCAGTCGCCAAGCGCCGCGCCTAGCGTGAGAAATACATCCGCTAGGGGAGAAAATACGCCTGCGACAGTTTTAGTTACGCCCCATAAAAACTTCAGTACATCGACACCGATCTTCAGAATTGCAAAGAATCCTTTCGCGATTCGCTGAACGCGTTTGAGTGCATCGCCGAATATCGTCGTATACACCGTGGTACCCTTAAGCATTTTACCAATGCCATTCTTTTCACCCAGAGCCTCGCCAAGCTTCTTATGAACATCGGCGTTGTAAATACCGTCAACCGTAAGCCCGTATTCCTCTTGGAATTTCTTAAGGGCCTCCTGTGTCTTCGGGCCAAATATACCATCCGTTCCGGCAGGGCCTACGTCATATCCAAGTTCAGTCAATCGTTCCTGAAGCTTCTTTACATCTTCGCCTTTCGCGCCCTTTTTCAGTGCTTTATCGAGCTCTTCTAGTTGTTCCTTCGGTTTGTCGACCCAATCGTAAGTAGTCGTTCCGATTTCGAAATAGTTCAGCGTTTCTTTTAGATTCGCACCGAATTCCTTGACGGCCGTGCTCATCTTAAGAAGCGTATCGACGGTCACCGGAGGAAAAATATCAGCGAATGCATCTTTAACTGCCAGTACGATTCCCCACAAAGCTTCCAAAGAATCGTATATGCCCTGAAGCAAATCGGCTCGACCTCCGGCTCCGGCGTCATGCCATGCCTGAAGCATCTCATTTCTAGCCTCTCCTCCGGAAGCAAAAACTTCCCAAAGGGCGTTTGCCAGATCAGTCCACATCACTTTGGCTTCTTCATAGTTGCCAAATATCAATTCGAAGCTCTTCATCCAGCCGGAGCTTACTGCGTCCTTTGTGGCCTCTATAGCTTCCCCAAAGCTTTTTGCTTCCTGCGCTGCTTTCGCGGCTTTGTAATATACGTCATCGAAATTACCTTCAAGAGAAGCTAATGCTTCGGATGCGGTTTCAAATTCTCCGGATTGAACAAGGCGATAAGCCTCTTCCATTACCGATGCAAACTTACCAAACGCTCCTTCCATAACTTCACGGGTAGCCCACTTTTCGTTAAGTGTAGAACCCATGTTGGCAGCGGAAACAACAGTACCTTTCAAAGTTTTTGTAGTTCCCTTGGCGTCTTTCTTAAGCTTGCCGAGTTCAACTGCGGTATCGATTAGCGTCTGTTTCAGCTGTTCGGAACCAACCTGAGCGAGCTCAACGCTCTTCCAGTCCATCAGGGACAAATAACCCTGGCTGTAAGATTGGTTCAAGTTGTACATCACTCGGCTGAATTCCGCCGACGTCTTACCGGCAAACGCAGTGGCGGTCGCCATACCTTCAATCAGCGGGATCAGTTTTTCCACCTTACCGCCAGACGAAGTAAGTGTGCCCAACGCAGCTGTCATTTCGGTGAAGTTATAGCTGGTTTCATCCGAGAACCACATCAGCTTATCCAAATATCCATTTACAGTTTCAATGGAATCACCGGTGGCGTTCATGATAGTTTGGACAGACGACGTCTTCTGTGTATACTTCGTCCAGCCAGCTGTAATCTGGTCTATCGACAACGATTTCGCTAGACGTTTTCCAGCATTCACCGCAGAATTGGTTATGTTCTGAATCGCGGTTATTCCAGCGATGCCCATTACCGAAAATTTCTTTTCTATGGCTCCAATAGAATCTGCCATTTTTGCTAACGAAAAGCTATCCCCGGCTTTTTGGAGTTCCTTCATGCTCTTTGTAGAGCTGTCAAGGTTCAGATTCTTTTTTAAATTGTCAAGCGTTTTAATAGTGTCTTTGACACCACGCTCAAACTGAGAATTATTGAATTGCATCTCAACAATTCTCTGGTCAATGCTGCTCATGCAGACGTCACCTCCTTCCAAGCTTGCTCGGCAATACTGTCAAATACCGGGCGCATAGCGGGGTTAATGTAATCTCTACCGGCAACATAGCCGCCAGTTCCCGTTCCATGCCCGAATTGAAGAATCACCGCAATATTCACATTTTGATTAACATTCGTGTTCACCCAAGATATGGTCGTCTTATCTTTTCCGTGTTCAATTTCGAAATCCCAGCTATCGGCAGTTTTTCCACTATCTACGGGCGTGGCTGCACGTAGAGCCTCTACGCCTTGACGACCATAGCGCTCAAGGATGTTTAAATATTTAGCTCCGGAAATTCTATTCAAAAAACGTTCTGTCTTCGAGAAATTACCTCTGTGTTTAAAAGCAATCATCGAATCTCCTTTCCGAAGAACTCATCCTCGCGTATGGTGTTGTTTTCTTCTAGCGTTGTTCAAAGCTCGATTTTGCTGTAGTATTTCTTTTTTGCCCATTTTCTTTTTTGGGGCGTTTTCTTCGCTACAAACACGAATCAGAGTCATCAACCGATTCAAATGCCATTTCTCAAAATCAACCGGTATGCCAAGCGTTATCATCTGGCTATAAATAACTTCTGAAGTTATGATCCTTCTGGACGGTCGACCGACATCCTTTCGAAACCATGTTGCGGTCATCGAATCATTTATGTATTCCTGAATTTTCTTAAGGCCAGATTCATCGATGGCGTAATAAGCATCGGGATTCACATTTTGCGTTATTGTCATGCAACGAACATAATCGATTGTTTCTTCCCACGTTTTGGGCTTATCGCTTAGAAAAGGTTTTTTCCATTTGGACTCCCATTTTGAAAGAGAAACGAGAGAATGTTCGAGCTTCAATGTTTGTCTCTTTGATGTAACAAAGCGCTCCTGTGCCTCATCATAATAATCAGATTCCGGTATCGTTATCTCGAACATTCTCAACTCGCCTCCATATGCTTCTTATTCCACTTTTCCAGTAAGGATCTTTTCTTCCGCCACTTTACGCGCTTCGTCCTGAACGTTCTTGGGAAGCAGGCTGATCATAAATTCGGAAGCCTTGTTTGCGTCGTTAAAAAGCTCGAAGAACAGTTCGGAATACGCTTCAGACTGTACAAAGTCATTTGCCAGGCGATAGCCGTTCGAGTCAACCTTCCGAAATTTCCCATCCGCAGTTCGCTCACCATAAGCACGCATAACAATATCCTTAAAAATGCGCATGATCTCCTTGGGGTCATTCGTAGAGGAAATCATTTCGAGCCGTTTCTGCATTCCACCAGATTCAACATCCATTTCCGCCAATTCCGCCTGGGAAAGATTGAACCAAAAATCATCAGTCCGTTCATTACCATCGTAATCGTTGTACGTAATCGTCTTCTTAAGCATTTCTCAAATATCTCCTTTCAATTTAAAAAAGAGCCCTCTAAGATTAAAGAGGGCTCCAAGCACACCGTTTAAAAAAAAAAATCAGGCAGTCATCATGGTGACCAGAGCATCCGGTTCGGGGAGCTCCGGATCAATGGAAGCGCCGCCATACATCATCGTTTCCAGAGCTGCAAGCTTTTCAGCATTCGCCTTACGGGAGTCGATAACGATCGTGGAAACCGGCTTATGACCAGTCACATTGATCGGAGTAGTATTGATCTCCCAGCTGAAGGTAATTGCTTCGGGCGAATCATTTACAGTCTGATATGCCTTTTCAGACGGGGAAGCTGTCGCGTTGTAGATAATGTGCAGCTTATAACCGTCGTCGCTTTCATCCTGCGTATCGTTGCCGACCTTGGTAACATAGGCAAAGCAGAAAGCCTTTCTAGGCTGCTGACCAAGCATTACGCCGTCTTGAGCTTCAACAGATCCGTCACACTCTGCGAATTCATCCGGATAAGTATAAGCCTCGATCGTCGCACCAAAGGTTTCAGCGGAACGAAGAGAAGCATACTTGATGTCATCCGCATACAGATCGTTCAGTTCAGCACCGGCCGGAGATTCAGTTACGGCGGTCAAGCCATTCCACGGAACACCGACCCACTTGGTGACGTTACCTCCGCCAGACGACACGGTCTTCTTAGTATACAGTACGCCCTTGGCTACGCCAGTCTCATACCATCTCTCGCCAGTCTTATCCCATACAATTGCTGCCATAGGTTTAATCCTCCTTAATAATAAATGTCGAACACGTAGTGGTTCAGATTGTCGTTTGTGAACACACGATTGCTCCTGCACATCGGCAGAGAAGCGATCTTGTCAGGTATTTCGCTATCAGGGTTCTTATCGATCACGGTAAGCGTATACCTTCGTTTTGTGGAATACGGATTATCGTCCGCGAATCGAACATCATTTGATGATCGTTCATAAATGATGCACGGGTATTTAATTTTGATCGTTTCAGGAGGCTGATAATAAACAGCCGTTGAGCCGAGAATATCGGTCAGAATTTCGTGTAGATCAATTCTCTGGCCCATTGTAAACACCCCCAATGGTCAAAATTAAACGGGGTCGCTGAACTTCGACATTAGTCACCTTCCAGCGAGCCCCCATCCATGTAACATATCTCATGGAAAAGAAATTTTCATAAGCGAACGCATCCGCCACAATGCTAATCGAATTGTTCACATTAATGTCATCATTGAGATGCTCTCCGTTTTCTAAGCGTCTAGTGTTGCGTATCACATCGCCATAGTATTTACGCTCAGTAATGGCTTCGGTCCATATTCCCGGGGAAGTCTCTTTGGTTTCAGCGTAGCCGATCGCTCCGAAAAACTTTCCCATTTTGAATTTCTCCTATCTTAGGAGTCTGCCTTACTGACCAGCTTCAGCAGAGTAGCGGCATCAGAAGCGCCAACGGTCAGCAGTACAATCGTCGCTACTTTCGATGCTTCGGAATAGCTGGTGATCGCATAAAGCTTACCGGCCTGATCAACCAACGCACCCTTCAGGAAAGCATTCTTTACTTCGCTAGTGGTTGCCTGCGTCTTGCATTCACTATCGATGTACACCTTGCCGTCGCTGGTTGCCTTGCAATAAAGGTGATAATGACGAACATACTTGTCTTCTGCGCGACCGAAAATCTTATCCATAATTTTTTACCTCCAAAAATAAAAATTACCGCTCATCAGGTAGCGGAAGCGTCGAGTTCCAGAGTGATTGCAGAATAGGGCTTAATCAGCGCACCGGAGCAACGAGTTTCGATCAAATACTTCTGCTGGTTGTAGTCAATGTCGAAATCGTCGAACATGTTAACCGCGCCACCCTTATCAGCGCCAACATTGTAATCCGCCAGATTGACGATAACGCCCATCAGGGGCTTACCGTTCTTTCCGTTCACGTTTTCCATGACGGGGACAATAACAATGTCCTTAACGCGCAGAACATTCTTCAGCTTCTCCTGCGTATCATAGATCACACGGCCGGTAGTGTCTTCCATCAGAAGGCAATTGGTCAAAACATCCTCGGTGGTATACAGCGTCGGTTCGCCAGAACCGCGATAGTCCTTGCGCGCCTTGATGGCCTGACGAATGAATGCCTTTGCTTTTTCATCATCAGTGGCAGTAGTTTTCACCGTAACCAGCTTCTTGATGGTGTACAGATCATCATCGCTGATGACCGGACGAATATTGGTTTCGTTGATCTTATCTTCACTGGAGCCAAGACGGCCATCGCCGATCAGAATTGCGCGGGCAATTTCCTCGTCCAGCATCATGCGCATTTCACTCTTCAACCATGCCACAACATCGAAATCGGTAATATCAATCACGTCATCGCGATCAAGCTTCTGCTTCTTGTAGATGGTGGTCGGGGTGGTCGTGCGCTTCAGCAAGGTGAATACTTCTTCCTTCTTCAGGTTGCCCTTGATGTAGCCCTTAGCTCGAGCTTCATCCTCGGTGATGTTCGCGAACATGCTCTTAATGCGAGAGAAAGGGGTGTGGTGAACAGCGCCCATTACCTTCTGCACCCAGCCCATTTCACGGCTGATGAAATCCGGAGGATTATTCAGGCTCTTGGCTTCAGGGAACAGATAGTCAATCTGATCAATACCGTATTCCGCGGCATGGGCAAGGAAGCTTTCCTTAAGACTACCATAGCGCTTACCATCGGAAATGATCGTGTTAATCGCATCGTGGCTCAGGGTGTTTTCTTCGTTTTCGTTTTCGAATACATTGTGGCTCATGTTTTTATCCTCCTTATTATCTTCGCCCTCATTGAGCGCAGCAGCAATCATGGCATATACCACATCTTTCTGCTCATCGGTCATCGTATCAAATACGTCCTTTACGGTCTTTTCGGTCTTTTCAGCCATATTTTTATCCTCCTTTTTTTCAGGAGCAGGATCCTTCGATTCTTCTGCGTGGTAAATCGAAATATCATCTCCCGTGCAAATCACAGCTTCGTCTTCGAAATCTTCGAAATCGCCAACATCCCCGTGTTCGAAGAACGATTCGATTGTCGCGCCTCGATTGGCTCCGGCAAGAACCAGCGAAACCTCGCGAATCGCCCCATGAATTACGTCGCTGCCAACCTGTTTAAGCTGATTTGCATAAATAGACAGCATGGTGATGTCGCCATGCTTCACAAGTTCCTTTGCCTGTTTGCCAGATTCGGAATCGTTGAACGATCCGTAAGCGAAAACGCCCTCGGGTCGATTCTCCAATTCTGCATGACCGAGCACGTTGTATGCCTCATTGTGCTGATGGTTCCAAACGAGAGGGACAACTGCGCCGTCGCATTCTTTGAATGCATCCTTTCGGATCACTCGTCCATCGCTGCACTTGAGGTCATTCTTCGTGGCCCAGCCGCAAAAATCATAATTTCGCATTGCCTATAACCTCCATTTTGATTAAGAAGAACCAAGTATCTTTCGCACGTCATCAGATGTAACAACAGAAGGTTTTTCGATTGCTTCTTCTTCGCCAGCCGGGATTTCATCCTGCGAAGGCATGTTCTTATTCCGAAGTTCATCCGCTCTGGGATCTTCGGAAGCTTTCATGCCGATGATCTGTCTAAATTCATTGGAAGACATAATTTCGTTTCGAGTGAATTTGTCTGCGATCTCTGCAAGCTTTACAACTGGCACCAATCTAAAGGGATCTCTAAAATAGAAAATCGTTTGATGCTGCGAACGTGCGGTCTTGGTTAGAAATTTTGTATTGAATTCATTTACGATGGCAGATACAATCGGCTCAATTGTTCGATTGTAATAATTCGTAAGCTCTTCCTCATTGGCCGTTCCGTCAAGAACACTCTGCGTCAGTCCTAACTGGCTATATAGCATACTCGTCAGGTATTCGATCTGTTTCATCAGATTGTTCTCAAGCGAACGGTTCAACTGCGTGATTCGCTCAGTGCCATCTATGTATCCAATGCCGTATTTTGATTCCACAAGCTGTCTTTCCAGTTCTTTTCGTCGATCATCAGCCTGCTTCTTGCGTGCTTCGCCTTTAACCAAATAAGGCAGCTGAATGATCATATCCAGCTTGCCGGAAGCAGTCTGTTCATCTGTTGCATCCAAAAGGCTCAGCTTGTGGGTCAGCCTCCGGAGGGTCGAATTGGGCTCATTCATGATCGTATAGAAGGGGTTATCTACGATCGCCACCATCTTCTTCGGAAGAGTGATCTCCGTTTTCCTTCCATCTCGATCGTTGTATAATTTTATTCTTACAGAGTCCGGATACCATTGCGTGATCGTCCCAACCCGAAGCGAACGAATATCATACGATTCGCTAATTGCCGGATTGATAGTGGTGTCAACAGGAACAACTGCAGCGCATCCTTCGTCAATCATGGTCAATACCAGATCTTGAATAAACGCTCTGCCGGTCTGATCAATATTTGCTCGAACGTTCAGGCATTCATTAAGTCCGGAATGGATCACGTCTATAAAACGACCATTTTCATCCAATCGGACATGCTGTATAGTGGTAGATGCCGCGTCGATTGCAATTCGAGTATTGATGGAGGATATGATCGTTCTCTCATTTCCCAAACGCAGTCGAACTCGATCTGGACGAATAGAATATCCAGCACCGTAAGAATAATCCGGAACCGTCGGATCACGGTTCATAAATGCGTTCCAGGCGTGTTTCAGCCTAGCTCCTATAGATTCGGGCATATGCACCTCCGATGAATATCATGAGTAATAGACATTTTCGAAATCGATTATATCGTTCATGATAAAATCCCTTGCTTTTTTGGTATCCTCATACCCTAACTCCTTTAATAGCAATGAAGCTTGTTTATCATAGTATTTGTCAAGTATCTTTGACGTCACTTTGTCAGCTTCAGCCATACGCTTTTGCGTTTCGGCATCATGGGCCCATTCGTCGAAAGCCTTAGCCCATTGATGATTCGCGATGCGAAGTTCTTTTTTCCCTTGTCGCCTCGCCAAGAACGTCTTGCCGTTTCTCATTTTCTCTAGGGCATCCGTATGTCTTTTTCCAGCCTCGTCGAAACGTCTAGAGATATCCGTTTGATATTTCGGGTCAGAGTACACACGATCTGTTTCTTCTTTTTGCTTTGCTCTGATAGCATCATGCTCTTTGCTCCCGAAATATTTTTTCTCAGCTTCACTTATATATCCGCTTAGATTACCGCGAACGTCGTTTACCAGCTGCGAATATCTTTTCTTTCCGGCATTGGTTAACGTTCCATCCTTATTCTGGTAACGCCTGACTCCCCAGCGTTGGCCTTTAACGCCATGGTGCTTTAATGCATTATCTTCCATTCTTTCACCTCCGTCTATTCGAAGTTGTCTTTGTTCAATTTATAAGCGACGAAAGCGTCCATCATAGCGGCAACAGCATCGATCTTTTGGTCACCACGGCGCTTCATTAGTTTTCGGTTTCCGTTTGTGTCCACGATCGTAATTGCGTTCCCCATGCAGAAGGTCATTAGCTCCTGATCAAACAAGATCATTCGATCCTCGGTGAGTTTCTTTATTTCGCCCAATGGGACAGATTCGGTCTTAGCTCCCTGAATTACTTTTTCAATTCCATAGGGGCCGTTCTCCTGTTGCCATCGATTCACGAATTCTTTCGCATTATATGGGTCAAAACCGAATGAACGAACGTCGTACTCGGAATCTTCTATGAAATGATCCAGTTCATCATAAACATCCATCATGTCCAGAACAGCCCCGTCAAGAACGATCAGGCTTCCTTCATTGATGAAATCCTCGTATTTTATTCGCATCGCTGAGGGGAGCTTCATAAGTGTTGCCGATGTTATGTAAGCTCTAACTTTTGCTCCGAAAGTTCCGCCCTTCAATGGAAACCAGAAAACAAAAGCGCAGAAGTCGTCACCTCGTGATAAATCTGCACCCATTGAGCATGGTAATCCCCAAAATTCCTGTTTCCGTTTTGTCGGTAAGGTTTCTTCGTAAGTGAAGAAATAGGTATAGCCTTCCATTGGCAGTCCAAAGCGCTTAGCCAGAATATCATTCCTGCTTGCCGGGGCATTTTCCATCTTCTCTACTTCAAGCTGGTAGGTTTCATACGTCACCGTTTTTCCAAGATTTGGATTTGCTTTCAGCCATTTGGATGGATCAGAAACTTCCTGAATATCGTCCAGCTTGTAATACCAGATGGATACGTGGTCATTGATATAATCACCCTTAAGAATGCTCATCAGTTCCATTTTGATTGTATCGCCGATGCTGTTTCGAACAGTGCCTTCGCTGCTGATTGCCACAATCAAGTAATCATCGTTCTTCGATGCGCCCTGCTCGATAGCACCGACAACGTCTTCGCGAACGTCACCGGAAAGCCATTCGTCGATGGTGTTTATTCTGCTGTTCAGCCCCTGAAGCTTGTCAATGGACATAGGCCGGATTTCCAGCATCGAACCAGTCATGAAATTTTCTATGCCTTTTTTGGTTGAGGCAAGTTTCATTCGATTTACCTTGGAGCCGGTAGTGTTCTGCAAACTTCCTTCTGTCAGAAATTTAAAGAGCGGACCTCTGGCACGGGTAATAGCGGTTCTAATCGGAGCCATAACTTCTTCTGCCTGTTTCATCGTAGGGGCAGTTGTCACTTGATGAGTAGTAGTTCTGTCGCAATTCAAAAAATAGTTCTGAATGCAGGACACGTACATTGATTTTGCAGCGCCTCTAGCCACGATTAAATACTGCTTATTTATCAGACGCTTTTTTATTCGTCTGTTCACATATCGACCGCCATGGTTGTCCTTTGTCGGCTGATACACGCTACGTTCAATAAAGTAATACCAACCGAATATCTGCTCAGCCCATAATTTAAATGAATCGAGCAAATGCATATCAGTTCCGTCCGTCAAAGTTAATTCTTTTTCGCAAAAGTCGATGAATTTTTCGACTTTACGCGGATCGTAATAATATCGCGGATTCGCGATCAGAGCATCGATTCGATTCATTTCCATCGAAATCTCACGATTTACCGGGATGTCGCCTCGCATGACTGCATCGCGAAAGCGGCCATAATAAATGGGAGTAGCTGTATTGGACAATGCCATAAAACTACCCCCTATGCGACCTTAGCCATTCGGCGTACCTTTGTTCTTCCGCTCTCTCGCCACGACGTTGCTCTGCATTTTTCTTTGCAAGTGCCTCTGCCGCATAGCGCTTATTGTACTCTGCCAATTGCTTATCCGAGAGTTTCGTCACATCTTTAACATCCAGCTTAGTCCTAGGATCAGGCTCAGAGAACACTTTTTTGACGATTTTCTCTATACCTTTAGTCGCAAGAGATTTGACAGCCTGCTCGCCTATGTCGCCCATAATTTTCTTAATTCTGCCGGAATGCTTTGGCTTTCGCTCCGCCATCAAGCGTTTATACTCGGCTTCCATTCGAAGTCTAGACAGCCTTTGCTGCAATTCGGAATCCGACATTTTCGAAACTCCCGAATTATCGTTATCTTTCGAAGATCGCCTTTTCTTTCCGGCTTCGGTTAAAGTCCCATCGGCGTTCTGATAACGGCGAATGCCCCATTTCATGCCTTTAATACCCCAATGGGCAATATAATCATTTTGATTCATCGGTATTACCTCCGTAATCAGATTCGGAGTTGAGCCTCCATTCAAGTTCCTTGATCATCTCCTTGGCGGCTTCGCTGGCAGCAGAACTCGTACTTGGATCGAAGACGCTTTTTACTCGGAGATAAATATACGTCTTCACAGATTCATACAGCGCGGAGTCTTCTAACAGGTCAGACCATTCTTCCGATTCGCCAGTAATAACAAAACCAGCCTGTATACCTACGCCCAATTGGCGAAGGATCATGATCGCAGTATTAATGTGCACAATAATGTCGGTATCGAACGCGTCGTAATCCGCATCGATTCCCAACATCTTTTTAATCGTTACTAGTATGCTGTCCATATGTTCACCTCCATGGACAAGTATCGCCGGGCTTTCTCTCTACCGGCGGTTTGGGTAAAAGTGTTTCATCGCCGAAATGAATTGCGTTATGCGTGTTGAATGAAACGCAAATTAAAAATTCGGGATTAAATATCAGATCGCTTCGATTATTCAAATCTTCAACAGATAAAGGGTTCATGTGATGTACGATGATTCGGTTCGCCGGATAGTCGGCGAGCCCCATATCGCATCCATCGTCGCGAACTATAACTGCGTTTCGAACTCTTTTCCATTCGGAGGAACGATATAGTAGCTGATTCAAATATCGGTCGAAGCCGAATGTCGATTCGCCGACAACGCCCTTCAGCTTAAGATAATCAAACCGTTCTTCGAAAGTTTGAAGCCTACATAGTTCAGAATATCTTCTAATCATCGTAATCGTAGTCATCATCGTCGCCATCGTTATACGAATAACTTCGCATCGCATCCAATGCGTTCTGATACAACTCCTGAATATCTTTCATCGACTGCAAAGATTCGGTTTTTGCTCTCAAAAGCTCATTCTCTTTTTGCAGCTTCTCTTTCTCCAAACGTTCTCTTGTCGAGCCCAGCTTCAGGTAATGGTTGATTACTGAATTCGGAGCCGTGCCATCGATCAATCTCTTTTCGGCAAGATCGATCGCCAAAGAAATCAGCTGATCCTCGCGATCTTCTGGCGTTAAAGCTGGCGCTCTCCGCCTCGGACGAGCCTTGCCAGCATTAGAAGTCCTAGGCATAGAAAATCACCTCGCTTTTTGCCATACTATCAATCTTCATTCGTGTCGTTCATCTCGACTTTCAATCTAAATCAAGACCCTTTTGCTAGTGATTGACTGACTATAGCAATACTTTCAACCACCAGCAAAAGGGTCTACAAAATTCGCTATTTAAATAGGTAGAAACTCAACCAAAAATATCAGCCATACGCCACCCTTCGACAACGCCCAACCCAAAAACGCCTCTAAAATATCACCCCCGGAGATTTTTTAGAGAGCCGCTCGATGCAGGGGTGGGGGTGGTTTCTGGCGACCCCCTCCCCGGTGTCCGTTTTCATGGGCCTCCGTTAAATTATTCGACGTTTTCCGGCTGTTTTGGTACGTTTTCCCGCACTTTCTTGTACAATCCATTGATGTTCAATCGAACTATCTCGTCTACAGCAACGTTTATTGCATTTGAATACGCTGCTTCATCCAATTCATTCGAAGTTTTAGCAATTCTTGCGATGTATTCGCATGTATGATAGCCATAATCTTCGTCAAAGCGATGCCAATCATCGAATTGTGTGAATGGATTGAATGGATTGTCAATTGTTGTAACCCAACAGTTTTCCATTCATTTCAACTTCCTTTCATACGCACACGAAACGGCATCAGACAGAGGCAAAAACTGCCAGTATATGCATCTAATGCCAAACAAAGAGGGGCAGACAATGGAGAAGCCATGATCCACCCTTCAAATGATACGGTAATTACGGATTCAAAGCGTTCATCAAAGTAGATACGGAAACGCCAAGCGTATCAGCAACATCTGCCTGCGTGTGGCCAGCTGCGAGCATTGACTTCGCACGCTGCATACGAGCTGGACTTAGTCCAGTTTTGGTTCTGGGCGTGGCCATAGACTTAAGCTTATCGGATTCCACGTTGTCGATGATCTCTTTGAGCTTCGACTTTGTGATCGCTCCTGCGTTAATGGCTTCCCACTGACGGGGGGTGATGCTGATCGCCGTCTTCTTCGCCCCTATAACCTTGCGTGCATAGTCCAATTCCTGCCCTTTCAGACGCTTTCTGTGTTCGTCATCCATATCAGGATTATCCCGGAGCTTCGCTTTATAGTTCATACTGGCGATGAGCTGGGCTCTGCGCTCAAGGGGAGCATTTCGCTTCGCAATATTAAGCGCTGAGTTCAAATCGCTGACTTCCTTTGCATAGGTGATCCTCGCCGATGGGTCGTAGGGGACGTCCGCTTCATGGCGGGCACGCCTGCGCGCTTCAATGGCGAGGGACTTCATGTTATTGGCATAGTCGGCATACACGCTCTCGATACGGGTGGTGTTCGCCTTGCTTCCGCCGGACACGAGGGTATAGGCGTCGTTGGTCAGCGCCATCTTGGATACCTTATCCATCTTGGGCTTCTTATCCCACACGATGTTGCCATCCTTATCCACCCGCTTCTTGGAATATGTATTGCCGGTGTTCTCGTACACCAGCTTACCAGCTTCCCAATCCTTCAACTGTTCGGGGGTCATCTTAGATTTGGCGATGATCTCCTTGCGCTGTGGAATGCGCGCCTCTGATGTAGATCTGGATAGCAGCGTAGAAGTTCCCCCACCAACAT